AAGTATTTTCCTGATTGAGCTTATCGACAAAGTAATCAATGTCTCGCATGGTGGAATTCAGGAGTATATTACCGTCTATTTTAGCCGACAGGTGGTAGATGATATCTCTATAATAATCTTCCCCATACGGATGGCACAGACCCCTTAGAAGCTCAAGGGGAGCATGTCCCATGAAATTAATATTAATGTTTTTCAAGGATGAATTAGTAAAACGAATTGTTTTGGATTCATTTTTGAGAAGTGCATTGATCAGAGTATTGTATGTGGATGCGGGAAGCTGTTCAATCAAAGCTGCTTTATCCCCCACATTGGCAAAATCCAACACGGATTCCCCATATTTCACCTTTCGGATCGTCTCCGATATGGAGAAAATATCGTAATCCTTTTTAAACAGGGGAGGGACATCCAATTCAAATTCCAGATTATCGGTCTTGATGATCAGGGGTTCCTTATCGTAATTTTCCAATTCTTTTATAAAGTATGAAAGGGATACTTTCACGTTCTTCTCTTCCACGGTGAATCCCATGTCATAGGAGACATCACGTTCCCAACATGTTAAAACATTTAAAAATTTTTCATAAATGTTATCCCCTGAAAAGTTGTTGAGATAATCAATCAGGCAATCATCCCCATTTTCGGAGATTTCTTTAAGGTCTTTGAATTTGATTTTCATAGCTGAGAATAATTCTCACAAGCAAACGTCACACTCTTGATCGGATAATCAGTGTTGTCATAATCCATGGTGAATCCCTCCACAGCAACGGGGAATGCCCGTTTGAATTGGTATCCTTTTCGAAGCACCCCGTTATTGGTGTATTGTTTTACGGTGATGGTGGACTTGAGATTCACACCACGCTCCACCAGACCCTTGATACCAATGGCGATCTGCCAAGGACGAAAATACTCATGCTCCAAATCCTGTCTTGTTTCCAGAAAGTTGATGGAGAAGCTACGGGAGAGGAAATCGCTTCGGGATGACATGGCATAGCCGGGAAGGAATCCACCATAGGAATCTCCTGCCACCATGGGAGTGAAATTGGATGATTCTTGGGGGATGGTAACAGCTTGGGCTGGAAGTATTGTTCCGTTCCTAGTCATGGCATTGGGAGCGATCTTGGCTTTCCAATTCTCCCCAGCATCCGATAGAACGCTATTGATTGCTGATTCCGTAACACCATCTATGGATACCGTCCAAAGAACTGGTATAGATAGACAGTATTTGGCTTCTCCTGAGAACGCCTGAAGGAAATCGTTGATTTGAGGACCAGCCATGAAGATACTTAATCAGAAAGATTAAGCAACGGAGAAATCTTTATAGAAGTGATAAGCGAAAGTAGCTGGGAAATTAAGAACTTCTCCAGTTCCATCAGCAATTTGATATGCAATTTCTCCGATGGTTCTCAAAGAGGCACCAACAAGCTCAATTGTTTTAATAACTTCCAACGACCCGCCGCTGGAAACATTGGTTCCACGTTGGCATGGAATTTGGAGAACATCTAAAGTGATAATTGACTCAAAACCGGGCATACAGATATTTCCAGTGGTGTCCTCATTGTTGAAAAGAAGTCTGCTTGCGCGTTCAAGTTTGGTGCGGATATCCAAGGATTGGTCAACATAAAATTCAACACTCCAACCTTCAGAACCCGGATAAGATGATTTTCCCGGCAAATTGAAGGTCTGCCCACTGAAGTTGACTTGCTTGTTCTCAATATCGCGTCCGGGTAGGGATGCACTACGAGCATAAATCAAATCTGTTTCTCCGTTTAGAGATAAACCAGTGATATTGATCTGTTTAACACGGAATAGGAAGTCCCTTGCAAATTGTTTTTGGGAGGCTTGGTTGAAAAAGTTTTCGATGCTCGTTGCCATTGTATTATTATTTAGTCATTTGGTATCACTTTTTTCCAAATATATCCTTTAGCACTTCTCCCAATTTTATCACAAACTGGATTAATATATCTACTATCTATTCCAGTTTGTCTTGCTGCTTCTCTAATTGATGGATATCTTCCAATAAACTCACCACATTTCGTATATTGCTCCACTTCTATACGATCTTTCCGATTCATCATTAATTTATTTTTATGTTCATTGGATGTTTTTTTACCATATCTACCATTTCTCTCACCTCTACGCGAATCTCCCATTTTTTTCTTTGTTTCCTCTGATAATTTTTTACCATACATTGGATGTTTTTCACCCCTTTTAGATTTGGAAATATTCTCCCTCCACTCTTTTGTGATAATCCTCCCTTTAAAAATTTCACTTCTTCTTTTACGAGATTCTTCAGAATGTGTCGCACCTCTCCTATTTTGACCCTTTATCCATATATTATAACCATTTTCAAATACAGAACTTTTATATTTTTTAATCATTTCTTCTTCCAATTTTATCAAATCATCTTTTGTAAAATTTGGAAAAAAATAATATTCAAATGAAAAATTTTCAATACCGTATTTTCTAATAGCTTTAATTATTGGTCTGTTTTCTTTTTTAAGACGACAATACGAATACATTCGCTGTTTTAGATTTAATGTTTCTCCGATATAAAATTTATCATTTATATTATTTCTGAAAATATAAATTGCTGGGGATTTTTTATAATCAGTAGGAACTCCTATATTGTCGATAGTAGTGGACATATTATTATTTAGTTGTTCGACACAATCTTTTCTAATAAAAAATCCCGATTAGTAAAAACCAATCGGGATTTAGATTTTTTATTTAGTCAGATGGTTAAATCAATTCTTCCAGATTCGCATCACTACGGGTAGCCGTAAAAGTTATCAAAATAAACTCAGCGGTTCTCGTTGGTTTGATCAGAATATCAACCTTCAACTCATTGGTATCAATGACTTGTGGAGTATTATTCCTTTCGTCGCAAACGATCAGATAATCATAGCAACCACCGTTCTGTTTCGCAAATTCGAAAATCGGCGTAAGCGTGTTTACCAAGCGAGTGCGTGTGAATTCGTTGTTGGGTTCAAACACGAAGAATTGGGCAGCTTTCTTGGTAGGTCTTTCCAGAGCAAGGAACAACCTACGGACATTGATGCGATCAAATGCGCTTGGTTTGCGGCTCATGGTCTTTTGACCAAAGACAACCACACCTTGGGCGGGGGAGAACATAACAGGGTTGATGTTGATCTTGTAGAACTCATCACGCTGTTTCTGATTCGGATTGATTGCGATGTCCAGAGCGTTTGTCACCAGACCACGGGTGAATCCAGCAGGAGCAGACCATGGGAATTCCGCAGCATCGCTACGTGCCATGATAGCAGCTTGGTATCCAGAGAATGGAAGCCAAACCTTTTCACCTGTGAAATCATCATAGGCTTGCACCCAGTTTCCATAAGTTGCAGCATAGGAAGTGTTTTCCAATTCGAATTGGTGTCTCATAGCCCAATAAACATCTGTTTGGAAGTTCTTGTTTCTATCAGAAAGAATCTTGGTGTTTCTTCCAGTCACAAGAATGTGACGGATAGGATCAGCAATGAATACGCAGTCGCCACGACCACCAGTATTGGAGGGGAGGTTACAGAAGTTCTCAAATTGGTTGAAGATCGCGCTGTAATTGGCACGAAGATCGGTTGCTACCGTATTGTAGAAAATATCTTGGGATGTTCTCAGGGAGTCCACCTTAGCCTTCAACGCACTGTTATAAAGGGTATCGTCATAATATGCGGTTCCCGCAGCAGATGTCATCGTGAAGATCGTTCCCAGACCACCTTCGACAACCACATCAATGTCATAGATTTCATCATTCTTGATGCTTTCCAGAGCGCGGTTGATCTTGGTTGGAACATTGCCGATGATTTTTTGGGTGATCTTGACAGGATTGTAAACACCCAGAGGATACAGGGCATTTGCGACTCCAACGCTTTCAGAAAGACCCGAAAGTGCATATGTGTTAGCTACTGTTAAATTAGAACTAAGAGCGGAGGCGGTAGAGGTAGTGGTTGTAATACCTAATGCAGCGGAGATGCTTGTATATTGAGTGGCAAGCAAGCTCTCAGTTACCACACGGATTTTCTTGGTGGGATTACCCGAAGAATCCAGCGAGGATTCGGTGAACTTGTTGGAGATGTATGGATTGACCATGATTTCCACATTGCGGGAATTGGTATCCTGAGTTTCAAGGAAGAATGGAACGGATGGTCCACCATTTGGATTGAGTTGAGTTCTGAAAGTATCAATGGAACCCACGATACGGTCATCAAGCACATAATCCAGCTTGAATGCTTCCGTTGCATATACACTCTTACGGAGCTTGAAGACACCAACGTTAAGAAGGTCATCGTCTTCCCTATCGGCAATGTTGTAGTCGGTAAGGTTCTCCATGACTTGGGAAATACTACCAGTGGCACCTCCATCGGTAGCGGAGAGATTGAATTGGAGCGTTCCGTTTGGAATCTGCGTGAAATCCGAAATCACACCAGCAGTAAGGCTTGTGGTATATGCGCGGGTGATTGCATCAAAATTGGATGCTGGATTGAGATTTACGTTATCTGCGATACCGACATAATAACCTTCAAATTGGCTATTGATCGTGGTTTGGGCTTTATCAAGCACAATGATACCAGCACCGCCCATGGCAGAAAGGGTATTTGCCTTTACAGAGGAAAAAGAGGAAAGGGGAGATGCCGTTGCAGACCAATCAAAGAGGGTTCCTTCCATGGCTTGGGCAAATTCCGTTTCCGATAGGGTAATCTGATAGGGTTTTCCGAGGAAATAGGTTCCAGCGGAGAGATCGAGGTTTCTCGTTGTGGTAACTCCGGTGGGGGTTGCGGCAACAACGGGATAAACAAGGGCAGAATGTTGGCTTCCAAATCCATCACCAGAACCGGAACCATAAGGAAGACGGAAAGTGTAGATGTTTGCGGGAGAATTCAGGAGTTCCCTCACAGTGTAATAGAAATAACGTTCTGCGCTATTGGTTGGGGTTCCATAGATTGCTTCCAGTTCGTCTCTGGAAGTGATTTTGATAACCTCATCAGAATATCCTTGAGGTGTATAACCTGCTACGAAAATATTAGTCCCTACATTCGCCTGTGCGACGAGACTTAAATCTCTCTCAAATATCTCCACCCCAGCCGAATTTATTGTGCGTGTTGCCATATTACTATTTAGCAATTTATGGCTGAAAATTTGTTATTCTATAAAACACACTATTTTTCAATCATCTCTGCCACAGAATTTCCATCAACATCCTCGACAATCTTGAAAGACGGTAATTTATTATCTTCTGCATATTTTTCCAATTTGGCTATCAATTCTGCACCCAATGGTTCTTCTCCTTGAACCATTGTTGGTAATTTTCCTAAAAATATATTTTCCATGGAATTACTTTACCTTGAAAAATTGAAATGTCAACTCAGAGTCTGATTATATCTATCACATCCCAGTAAATTGATGTGCATTTGTGAGAAAACAAAAGTAAATCCGCTTTCAATCTCCATTTCACCCGTCTCATTCTGAGAGAATGCTAATTCATCGATTGATGTTACAAAAGCTTTCGTATATTTAAATTGAATTACTTTATTATCATATTCATCCAATCCATACATCGTAATATCCGTCTGATAATCCGAAAAATTACCATCCACTATAATACCCTTTTCATTGAATTGACCCGTCTTTTGGTCATGTTGTAGATTCAGCCATTGGTAAATTACCCAATAATTATTATATCCGCTATCCACTTTGAATTTGACATTTACGGGAGGATAAGGGTCTTTGCTATGGCTTGACACATAAAGCGTATCTCCCGCATATCGGGTGGCAATCGCTTTAATGGTCAATCCCGGAACCATCGTCCCATAGATGCTGAATTGCACACTATCGGGAATGATGGTATTGTCATTCCTTGTGTAATTGGATTGGATTCTCTTTAAAATTGGGGGCAAATCGAAAACGAGAAGGAATTTATCCTTCCTGCTGCGATTTAAGAACGATTGTCGGACCTCTGTATTACTCACTAAACATATTTAATGGGAAACGCTCCTTTAACAGATCATAGAATGGTTTATAAAAATAAACATTATCGGGAGGATATTCAACTGCCCACATTTCCACCATTTCATCCACATCATAACCATTATATCCCAACTTCGCATCCTGCGCGACATAGAATTTCCACTTTGGATTATTCTCCGCAAATCGGTAAAACCTTTGGATATTTTGTTTTAATTGTTTTTTTGGTATGGATCGTTTGGCTCCCGCTTTCGTGACGGATGGGATTGCATATGATTTACCCTCTCGCCCTTCTTGGATACCTTCAGCACAACCCTTCACATTCCATCGACCTTTCCACCCATTCTCTTTTAAATGGTAATCGTATTTTCTCCAAACGTTACCAATTTCTCCAAAAGATGCATATCCCGCTGATCCGGCCCCGTGCCACCCCAATAAATTCGAAGTGAACACAAACACTTCATCATCTTTTAGATCGGTGATGTAATTTTCATAACATTTCACACTTTCACGTTAGCATGAAAACACACAAAATCAACCGAAATATTTCTCCATTGCTGCCCATTGATCGGAAGAGATATTCCTTTCGGGATTGGAGAACACCGAATGATCTGGTAAAGCCCAACCCGCAGCTTCCAATTCCGCCATGTCGCTGACAGCAGCACCCCCAAATCCTCCGAAGAGCATGGGAGAGATATTGGAGTGTTCAATCTTGTCAACCTCTTCATTCGTGTATATGGATGTGGATGATCTGTATTGGTGAAGTCCCTGATCGATGGGTTTTATGCGTAAAGGTTTATCACAATCATCCAGTTCCTCAACTTCAAAATACAATTCAGTTATATCCTTGTAAAGAGCCATCAATGCCCACACAAATGCCATCACACGGTCATCATGTTCCCCGCTTTTGGCTTTCCAAGAGCCATTTGGGTATCGCACAAACATCTTGAACTCTTTCAGGGTGTCGATGTTGCGGAATACCACGGATTGCGCTTCATTAACAAAATATCTCTGGTTGAGAACCGCTTTGTATTTGGTATTGATGTGGGAAATCATACCATTCTGCTTGTTCTTATGCGCTTCCTTGGCTCCCCAAGACACAAGATTCTGATACATATGTGTATTTGCCAAGGTATCACATACTCCGGTTCCTTGGTTGTTGCGCTCAATCAATAGCAAAGGATTTCCCCAATGCCCACAAATTTCAACAACTTCATTGGTAAATTCCGATGGGCCGATCATATTATTATGATATTCCGCAACTTGTATGATTTCATTGGGGTTTGTGATGTCAAGGACTTCTAAAACCGATGCATCCAACCCAACACCTTCGGAAACGTCTCCCCCAATGACATAAATTTTCTCAGGATCGTATTCTTCCCATATTTTATATTTACCGTCTTTTAGGATGTGGAGCGGTGATTTACAATCGATTTTAAGTTTATCGAACAATGCTTCGTCCAACGATGATTCACTATTGTCAACAAAATGACAATTATATTCCTGTTCAAATAATTCATATGATCCTAAACGAGCAACTTCTTTCAATTTCCATGCTTCGTCTCTACCCGGAACCTCCTCCCAAGTGATCGTTTCAGCGTGAAATTCGTTCCACCCATCAGTTCCTTTTTTCAACGCATCTGCAAACATTTTATAAAAAACATTATCTTTTCCTCTGGGAGTTGAAGTGATTAATATTTTAGATGTTTTTGCTCTGGAGATGGTTGGTAGGACAGAAGACATGAAATCAACCACCAAACTATCGGGATCAACCCACGCCAATTCGTCAAGTAAGAGGCATTGAATAGTGCTTCCTCTCGCAGTTGAACTACTTGTCGTTGCAATCCCGATGGTTGAACCATTTGAAAATTCGGTGCTTTCCTGACCCCATGTTTTAACTCCGGGTTTCAACCAGTTGGGCAATTCCTCATATGCTAATTTAACACGCTTGAAAATCATTTTCGCGGTGTCTTCTTTGTTGGCAACGATTATAGTGTTTCTATAATCCTTAAAACAAGTCTCATGTAGGGCTAATATGGTTAGACATGTGGTATTATGACTTAAAATACCGTTAGTGAAAATTCGATGATCTTCGCTATCCACAGTCGCATCATACATATGTTCGCTACGATCAGTCTTAACAATTGATAAAACCGCTTCAAGACCGTTTTCCGTCCAAATATTATCACCAATATTCAAGTTCTCACAAAAAACTTCCTCATAATCAGAATTTTTAAAAATTATGTGTTCATCAGCACATTCTAATTGAAAATTTTCGGTTGTTATGATCCACACATCATATACAACTGTCTTATGAAGATGTGTCAAGTCGTGCCACCCAGAATCAGTCCAGATTTCATAATCAGTTAAATCTATGGTTTCTATTATCTTCCCCATTTAACTATTTAAAAAATTTACACAATCTTCTATGATTTTTTCATTATCATTATTGAAATCTTTTTCTTTAACGTGTAAAACTTTACACCCCAACGTTCCAATTATTTCACTTTCCCTTAATAATTCTTCAGAAGCCCCTTTACCTTTTTTCCCATGCCAATATGTCCCGTCAAATTCGATGCATTTATTAATATCTTTGATATAAAAATCTATTTTTCTACTTGATCTAAATGTTTTCACCCTAAACTCATGATTTTTACCATCGTTGACAATCTCTCCATTGTTTAATGTTGCGAAGTAAATATTTTTATATTTATCTTTCACTCTTTTCCAAACCTCAACAAACAATTTCTGTGAAATCATTGAATAATTCATTCTCTTAAATGATTTCAACCATTTATCGGTTATTTCAGCTCTAATTTGAACTGCTTCTTCCAATGAGCATTTCTTTCTTTCCATGATAGAGTCAACAGCGTTGGTGGCTTGTGTTTCTCTAACTTTTTTATAAGCCTCCTCTTGCGTATGTCCTCGTTTTAACCAATATCCCTCTTGAGATGGTAAACGATCCCCGATTAAATGTGTTTTTCTAATCTTTTCAGCGCAATTTTTAGCGCGATTTTCATGTTTATTATACCACAAAACATTACAAGATGTGTTGTAGCAAAATTTATCGTATCCATCTCGCACATTTTTAAATCGTGTTGGGGTTTTACACCATTTACAAAATCCCTCACTATCACATTTTTTAATATGTTTTTTATAATAATCTTCTGGATCGATGTTTAGCACACCTTTGAGGTGTCTAGTCAAGCGATTTATTCTTGTGAATGTATTCCCATCTTCTAAACAGGTGTATTTAAAATCTTTTAATTTTAAACTTTTCAAATTTTGATTATAATGCAACAAACAACAAGTATTATACTTCAAAAAATCATAAGGAACTTGATTATTACAATCATGTTTTTTACATTTACTATTCGGTTTAAAATATTTTTCATAGAGAGATATTTTATCAACTTCACTCAGATTGTATCTCATTCCCAATGATCTGGATGCTGCTCTCCAACAAGAATAATATTCATCATACTCGTCAATATATATCAAGTTATTTTCAACATCTTCTTTAGTTTTTTCTAAATCAAATTTATTATCTTTATATATAAAAAACAAGGTTCTACTATGACAACCCTTCCACTTTTTTCCATCTGACAATAATTTTCCAGTAATTATACATGTTTTGTTCGTCATGTATATATTTAGTCTAATCGCTTAGATATTTGTCTATTTTTTAATAGAATTGTAAAACTTTTCAGCTTCAACTTCTTCTATTTCACCTGTTTTTTTGTTTCGTATTTTTATTTTAGTATCACCAACAAAACATTTTCCCGATTGACGAGATGAGTTGACAATATTAAATCTGTTATCTCTAAATGCGTTCAGCAACCGCTTCTGATATGGTAACAACGGTATTTTAATCTTACCTAAATCCGGCTCAATGATATAGAAATAATTTTCAGCAAAATATAAAATATCATCCCGACACTTGGCAATCTCAGCCACCATCTCTGGTGTATATTCGAATGTAGCACTAGCTGTGGGCAAATTAGGATTGCCCATATATGTATCTTTTTTCCTACCCATATTACCTATTTAGAAATAATTCCCATATACACTACCATCACTACCTCCCGTGGATGGAGGAAACACATCCCTTTGCACGATTTCATCGGAACTTTCGGTGTATATCTTGTTATCATCCAGAACAGAAGATAGCGACAAAAATGCTGCCGAAAGACCCGGATACATTCCCGTCAATTCTGGGAACATCGTGGAAGACAGCTTACCGAAGAAAGAATTATCAGCAATTTGATGATTCATATTTTCCCTTGGTTCATTGGTGGTGAAGTTATGCTCACTACGAACAGCTTTCAATCTCCAAACATAATGACCCATTGCAGGATTGAGTTCAGCGGCATCTTCATCCAGAGCTTCCGTAACCTCAAATATCTTGGCTCCCCTGCCATTCGGCCTATCACATCCAAATGGTGTCACCCTGATCTTATCCTGTGATTTGGGTTCGCAAGCCCATGGACCATTTTCCTGATCAATAATAATTTGCTCCCCTGCTTCCGTTAATATGGGATTATTGTTTTCATCTCTTAAAACACCATCAAATACGCTAAGTCCAGCAAATTTGACATTAAAATCATCAATATGTAAATAGAGTGTCAAAGTATCGGGGGAATCCATACCAGCCAGAGCATAAATTGGGGAGGCATTCTCCATCTGGATATATGCTTTGATAACTGTTGGACCGAGCCAATACATGAGAGTGTGTTCCCCATAGATGGAGTTCATTGCCTTTGGGTTGAAGGTGTTCACATAATAATCAATCTCCACCCCATAATTATTGATAAGCTCCCCAAATTGGGAATTGAATATGGCTCTTTCAGCCTTGAAATTGGAAGGATCGGCAAATCCCCCGCAATTGGGGCGATAAACACCAGCAAAGATGTTTTCAGGAGTGAGACAGGAAAGTGGAATTGTTGGACAACCCATTATTTTTTAACTTCTACGATTTTACCACATTGTTGACCATGGAGATTGGTGAACAGCTTTAGGATTTGATTACTGTTTTTTCTTTTGATCTCTTTACCATCTTTAAATTCCACACCATTGAGTTGTCCCAATTCCTTTAACAGATCATCCCCAATCAGAATCTCTCCTGCTGTTCTGATCTTCTTATACGGTCCTTTGTTCCATGGTATCTTTCTTGTCAGGGGATCGCGGGTAATATTACCCCCCTTCTTATTATTGGCGTGGAGGGATTGCTTAATGTCACCAAATCCATCCTTGTGTCGATACTCAAGTATCACACCATTGCGCTCTTCGAAAAATTCCAGAAAGGACTTCATGCTAATACTTAACAAAAAAAGAGGGAATCATCACGATCCCCTCTTCTTAGGTTTATTTTTTTAATTCATATTAGCGGAAGAAATCTTCTGCCTGTCTAATATCCGAAACTTTGTTCTGCTTGCCCATATCAGGTTGCTTTGCACCGTGGAGAGCGTGACCATAATCACCGTCATTACCAACCTTATCAGTGGTTCCCACTACCTTGGTTTTTTGGTTTTTTGGTTGGGGACGGCCATTAACCTTGTTGCTACGACCTTGGAGCTTGTGTTGTTGACCACCACCCTTGCCATCCTTGGCACCTACGGTTCCGTCATTACCAACCTTGTCAGTTGGAAACGTTCCGCGCTCTTCATCTTCGTCATAAGAGAAATCATCTTCTTCTTCGTTATCTTCATCCATTTCGTCGTCTCCTCCGAAATCATCGCCTTCATCAAAGTCCAGATCATCTCCTTCGTCTTCCATACCACCATCAAGAACTCCCATCAAAACATCGTGAAGCTTTTGTGCTGTGGCACGATCAAGAGTAAATGTAACTTGGTCTTCATCGTCACCGAATTCGTCATCTCCAAACTCATCGTCCATGGGAGCATCACCAAGGCCGAGGGCATCAACTTCTTGAGCATCCTCTTGCTGGTCAAAATTATTACCCATAACGGATTCAAACAACTTATCAAATGTAGATTTCTTAGTCATAAATGTATTTAGTCTATCTCTTGCAATTTTTTTAGATTCCTTGTGAATTCTCTCTTCCGCTTCCTCTCTTTGGATTCCACTCTCCATTCTTGCAATTTCTTTTTTAAGAGATTCCTTCTGTTTATCAGAAAGATTGGGATTCTTCAACTTTTCTTTAAGTTTATCAAGATTAGCATACTTACGCTCTTCATCCTCATCATAAGTATCATTCAAAGCTTTGTGATAACCGCTTTTCTCAGATGGACCACCTTTTTGCAAGGGATTTGTTTCGTTGAAAGCGTTTTTGGATTGCTTGGGAATTTTTTTGGACTTGTTGATGTTTTCCTGTGCGTTCTCTTGAACGACTTGAACACTGTTCAGCATTTGTCCATATATATCTCCCAATGTCGGTTGTTTTTTCATATAATTATTGTTGGTAAAGTGTATCGTGGACGGTGATAGTTCCAGCACTGAGGTTTGCGGTAAATGAGTGGGTGGGATACTTGACATCAACCGTTGCTCCATCCCCTTTGGCCAACATCAGAATAAATTGTGTAAGCTCCCCATGGAATTGAAAAATCTTAAAAACATCCGACCCCATCTCATCAATTATTTCCTGCGGAGTGAGGGTTTCGTCCTCCCAAACAATCTCAATACCTTCTCGTTGGGTTCTCACCAAATTACTGAAACATTCCTTGGAAAGATTTTTGATACGGGATACCGCTTGTTTCAATAGGACTTCCTTATTGGGTGTCGGGGGTGGTGGTAGTGTGTTATTACCTAGTATAGACATATCATTATTTAGTCATTTCTTCCAAAATTCATAACCATCCAATCCTTTACATATTTCATCCCCCAAAATTTCTTTAGCTTTTGAACTGGATGGGGTGACTTTACTCTTAATTTTATGTAAATCGACATAATTATAAACACCATCATCTTCTGGTGTTTGGTTCAATATGTTTTCAAAATCATGTTCACATTTGGGTATATTGAGGAAATCCCAAATTACGTCCATGACAATTTTAGGATTATGTGTCAGGTAATCATAATCCACCAAAAGGAATCTATCCCCCAATCCTCTTAAAAAAGCATCCTTCAATATTGCGTAAGCAGCACCGACTTCCCCCTCCAAACTTGCCCAATGCATCATCCTACCTTCAGTTGTTAAACATTGGGGCATTGGTCCTTGGGGGTTGAACTTGTAGGAACCCTTTCGATATAATAATTCGAAAGACGCAAGAACATCCTTTATATCTCTAACTGGTGCTATGATCTTGGTTTTTTTATTGGTGATTGCCTCCAACATTTCAATGGAGAATCCCCACCCCCTACATTTGTCGATGACATACGGTTTTTCGGTATTATGGTAGGAATGTAATACAGTGTTGAGGATACGCTTCAAATTTTCATCATTACCAGCGTTTTTATCAGATCGATGTTCAATGATATTACCCCACGATGTTTTGATATTATTCATCAATTGATTCAAACCCGATGTAGGAGTACAGAATACTTTAGGATTTTGTGCCATCAGATTCATCAGAAGAGTGCTTCCCGATCTGGGTAAGCCAGACACATAAAATATATCTCTCATTTTATGATGTTTTCGATATTGAAAATTTGATAAATATTATCATATGGGCATTCATGGATGATTCCATTGAAACTATAATCATATAAATACGAATTAATATTACCCTTTGGAAAGGTAACAGGGGGAGTTATATTATTATGCATGTCATAACCAAATACTTCCGGTTGTGTCCCAACCCACACCACTGTTGATGGTAATCCCATGGCAGCCGCAGCATGTTGTAAAGAAGAGTCGATTAGAATTCTTTTTTTAGAAAGATTCAACATGGCACATAAAATCTTTTTATTTTGATTTTTATCATAGCGAATCACATTTTGTAATTGAGGATGGTGGGGGTGACAAATATGCAATATCGTATATTGTTCTTTAAGATTATTGATTATTTGTTGAGCAATGAAAGGATGAATATCCCTTGTCCATGAGTATGGAAATTCTTGGTTTTGTGCGCCTCCAAATGGTTGGAAGATGAGAATGGGTTTATCAGTTTGAGGTAGTAACGCTCTGGGTATTTCCCCTTCCCTAAAATTAAAATAAATGTTTGGATTTAAACCATCGTAATTAATCCCTATCATATCACACCACGATTTCACCAGAGGTTGTTGTTTGGTGATATGATTTGTTGTTTTATATGGATCATGTGCAAATATTTCACAATCTTTATCGAAGATAAAGTCCTCATAAAAATACGGAGTATTTCCCAATAGATAACACCTATCAATATCAGGATTTCCTTGAAAAATGTCAGGATATGCAGAATTTACTATAATGTTGTGGATTGGATGTTCCTTTTTATAGGAACGGATAACCGAAGTGGCTACAATGTTTTTACCCAACCCCCCCTCAATATGAAAAATAGCATTTTTTATCATATTGCTATTTATATAACATTAAACGGAAAGCAACGCTATTTTCTTCATAGTTCCATTTATGTTTACAACTAAACAGTTGCCGCTATTAACAGTTGATAGTGGGTATGCTGACGACCCCAACACTAATTGATTGTGTGATGTGGGGATGGCACAAGAGCCAAGGGCGATTGAAGCTGATAGAGAGGCACCGTTACCTGCGTTATAACCAATGAATATAGAGTGACATGCGTTTGTGGCACCGTTACCTGCGTTATAACCAAGGAAATTGGAGTTGGATGCGCATGTGGCACAGTAACCTGCGCGATTACCAAAGAAATTGGAGTTGGATGCGTTTGTGGCACCGTTACCTGAACATCGACCAAAGAAATTGGAGTTGGATGCGTTCGTGGCACCGTTACCTGCGTTTGAACCAAAGAAATTGGAGTTACCTGTGTTCGTGACACCGTTACCTGCGTTTGAACCAAAGAAATTGGAGTTGTTTGTGAACGTGGCACCGTTACCTGCGTTATAACCAAGGAAATTGGATCTAAATGCGCCTGTGGCACCGTTACCTGCGCCATTACCAAGGAAATTGGAGTTGGATGCGATCGTGGCACCGTTACCTGAACATCGACCAAAGAAATTGGAGTTGGATGCGCATGTGGCACCGTTACCTGCGTTATAACCAAGGAAATTGGAGTTGGATGCGCATGTGGCACAGTTACCTACACCATTACCAAAGAAATTGGAGTTGGATGCGCATGTGGCACCGTTACCTACACCATTACCAAAGAAATTGGAGTTGGATGCGTTCGTGGCACCGTTACCTGAACATCGACCAAAGAAATTGGAGTTGGATGCGTTCGTGGCACCGTTACCTGCGTTATAACCAAGGAAATTGGAGAAACATGCGCATGTGGCACCGTTACCTGCGCGATTACCACCAAACAAACTATTACCACCCACTGTCGCAGATAAAGGAAATCCTCCGACATTTATTGAACTTGTGGTGAACGTTTGGGTAGATGAAAAATTATTATTGACATTAACCTTTGCATAATTGGCGGAATTTGAGGAAAATGTGGTGTAAGTGTTTTGCCAATTGGCAGATAAGGTAGAAACATCAGAACCCCGCCCAATAAAATTACTCAAAACACTGGAATAAGTGCTTCCATTTTGATTGATGATAGCCACTTCATTACCAATAATGGGTAATGTTGCGGATGGTATTTGAGAAATCTTCGGCATACGATTATTTAATGTTGACATATGAAAAACTCTAAATAAATTCCTACATCGATGAAAAAGAATACGATACTGAAAAAATTGGAACTACACGAAGAGAAAATCATCAAATCCATTATGGATTTACAGGATTTCCTTCATACCGTGGATGACGAAGAGATTTCCCAAATGGCTGATGATTTATGTGAGGGCATACAGGGATATCTATACGAAAATGATATTTGTAATTTGGAAAACGTTCGGGAATTTATTGAAAACGTATATGAAGCTTAATTTATTAATTTTAGGAAAAGGTTACGTCAGCAATCACCTCTTCAATCATCTGAAAAATGATTTTAACGTGATTATCCAATCGGCTAAAGAAATGGATTACCACAATGCAAATACATTACATAAATTTCTTCTCAATAATGATATTGACACGGTGATCAATTGTTCAGGATTCACGGGAAGACCCAATATTGACGAAGCTGAGAAAAAAAAAGAGCTTTGTTGGGATTTGAACACAACATCTCCTCTAAGAGTGAATGCCATATGCAATACCAGAAATATAAATTATCTTCATATCTCATCTGGTTGTGTTTATGATGGTTATGAGAAAGTGTGGAGTGAGGAAGATTCCCCGAATTATGGATTGTTCTGTAACAGGGCTTCATTCTACTCCAAATCCAAACACGCTTTTGAAAACCTATCAAAAACCATGGATAATATAATTCTGCGCGTTCGTATGCCATTCCATTACGAATCATCTGGTAGGAATTATTTGAACAAAATTAGACAATACAACGATCTGATCAATTTCCGCAATTCCAAGACATATATTCCCGATTTCTGCGAATTTGTAAGAAATCTTTTGATTAAAAAAGTCGGTAAATGGAAAGGACAGAACATCTACAATGTCATCAATCCGGGGGCATTGACCACTCAGGAAGTATGTGATATTATGAAAGAATACGGTTTCCACAACGATAATTGGAAATTCGTATATCTTGCCGATCTTCCCATTGCCACGGGTAGGAGCAATTGCGTTCTGGATGGCTCAAAATCAAAGGAAATCTATGAGATGCGATTTGAGAAAGATGTAATGAAAGAATGCTTCAATAAAATGCTTGAGAAACAAGCGGAAGACAAGAGAATCAAACAAGAAATAGAGGAAAAATATGCAAGAGAATATTAAGCGTGGTATTGTGCTTTCGGGTGGGAGGGCAACCCGTCTTTACCCTGTAACCAAGGTAATATCAAAACAGCTTTTAAATTTATACAATAAGCCCGTCATTGCATTTCCACTCCAAACACTGAAGGATATGGGATATGTTGACATTCTCATTATTAATGCCGATGAGGATCAACAGAAACAATTCAAGATTCTGCTTGGAGATGGAAGTAAATTCGGATTGAATCTTTCTTACGCTATTCAAGATTCCCCAAAGGGATTGGTGGATGCTTTCATTGTTGGAGAGGAATTTATCAAAGATGCTGATGAAATATGCTTAATTCTTGGAGATAATGTCATTATTGGCAATTCCCCCATTCATCCCCAACCAAACACTATTTACACCTACAAGGTAAAAGACCCTTCAGCATATGGTGTAGTTGAAACGGATGAAAACGATAATATTATTCAAATTGTGGAAAAACCCAAGGAATTCATCTCAGAGGATGCTGTGATTGGTCTTTACGTGTTTTCCAATGAAGTTGTGGAAATGGCTAAAAAGGTAAAACCATCTGCTAGGGGAGAACTGGAAATCGTTGACCTGATTCGTTTGATGAATGATAAAGAAGGTGTAGGGGTTGAGAAATTGGATGGATTTTGGTTCGACGTTGGCACATTTTCTAGTTTATTGGATTGTGCTAATCTTGTTAGAACTATCGATGAACGCTCAAATCACTCAATCGGGCTTGATTTGTCTTGAATGTGTGATAATTTCCAATCATGGAAGAGCAAATTTGGGTGGAAAAATACAGACCACAGACCTTGGATGATCTGATGGTAGATGATAATACTAGAAAAATTATTCAAAATTTTGGTAAAAAAATACCCCATTTATTGTTGACTGGTAAACCCGGAGTGGGAAAAACCACCTTAGCTAAAATCATCGCCAAAGATATTCTCAACTGTGACTTTTTATATATAAATGCTTCCGATGAGAATGGTATTGACACCATCAGGGAAAAAGTAATTGGGTTTGCACAGACAAGAAGCTTTGACGGGGGGTTGAAAATCATCATCCTTGATGAGTGTGATGGGCAAAGCAAAAATGCTCAAAATGCTCTTCGCAATGTGATGGAGTCTTACGCATCAACCACCAGATTCATCCTAACTGGTAATAATAAATATAAGATTGAACCCGCCCTACAATCCCGTTGCCAGAGTCTCACGCTCCATACATCCCTGAAAGATGTCACCCGTAGGTGTCTGGAGATTCTGAAAAAGGAAAATGTTGAGATTCCTGATAACCAGAAGAAACCTTTGGTTGCCCTGATCAAAAGCCATTATCCTGATATCAGAAAATGTATCAATGAATTGGAAAAATATTCCAAATCCGGTATTCTCTCCATTGAGACGAAAAAAGACACCAATCAGGTGATGGATTTGATTTACACCAATCTCCAATCGGGAGATACTTTGAAAACACGTAAATTCCTGATTGAGAACGAGGAATTATTCGATTCCGATCACGAATCTTTGTTGAAAGACCTTTTGAATTATTTCTACGATCTCTCCATGGATGATACCACAAAAAAACAGGCTATCCTTATCATTGCGGAGAGCCTGTTTAAGATGATGTCCGTTACGGACAGAGAGATTTGTGCTATTGCTTGCTTGCTACAGCTTGAGGAATTATTTCCAGAATAATTTATCCAAATCCTCTTCTGCCTCTGATGGAGAACCCGGAAGATATTTATCTAAGCGGTTTTGCACAATCTTGCTCTTGTTTGGGTTTTGAATTATTTCAGAATTCTCTACATCCATTTGCTGTTGTGGTAAAGGAGGAGGTGTTGCACCAGATTGTTTTGGTAAAGGAGGAGGTGTTGCACCAGATTGTTTTGGTAAAGGGGGAGGTGTTGCACCAGATTGTTGTGGTAGCGGAGGAGGTGTTGCACCACTCACGCTTTTCTTGAGGTGTCCGAGAGCAGCATTGATACCAGACACAATTTCAATGTTACCAATGTCCAACCCAAGCTTTTTAATATCATTTTTAATATCAGCGACAAATGAGTCAATACGTTTGTCAATATTCTTTTGAAGATACTGGACTTTAGCATTGTGACCAGAAACCATACCTTCTCCCGATGCTTGTTGACCTTGTTGGGAATATTCCTGACCTTTTCTGGATAACTTATCACTTTCAATCCAATCTCCAGCTTTGCTAAGGGCAGAACCACCAGCTTGTTGAAAACCACCTTTGATTTGTTGACCCAAACCCTTGGCGGAACCCAGAGCTTCGGCTCCCCGTGCCTTGAGACGATCCATCCATCCTTCCTCAAGAAGTTCTTCCAAATTGCGCTGGTCTTTGTTATTGAATTGTGCCATATTATTATTTATTCTTTTTTCCCCAATTAACTCTTTTGGAGCTTTTCTTTTTATACATCTTACCTTTTATTTTTTTACAGTCTGCCTTTGTAGCTCTACATGCAGGGTAAGAACCTTTTGAGGTATCCTTCCTACCACATGGACCTCCCGTTTTACAATTGATCCAACCTTTAAATTTTTTACCTTCCTTATCTACATGAGGAGCAAACCAATCACGTAAATTTTCCAGTAATTCTCTTTGGGACATCTGTTCCATTATTTTTCACTATTTCCCCAATTTTTTGCTCCCACTTTTCTACATTTGACCAATGCTCCAGAGGCATATGCACTAGGCCATACATCATATCGAGATTTTACTTTTTCATAACAAGCATCTTGTTCGTCTTCTTCTCCGCATTCTTCGTTATCTTCTTCTTCATCCCCATCTTCATCATCACCGAAGACTTTTTTACCTATATTTTCTTTCCAATCTTCTAATTCACCATTTTTATTTCTATCGGCTTTTTTGAAATCAAATTTTTCTTGCAATATTTCATCATAAATATTACCCAATTCTTTGGTGAAATCCCAAGACTTGGATTCTCCTGCCAATTTCAGATCGGTGGGGGTATTCTTGCCATTTCCCTTGTCAGTGACATTGGTGATGATATTAGGATCGATTTTAAGCTGCTTGGGCTTGATGATCACAACGTCTTTTTTCTTGAATTTGTCTGGAACTGGAACTCCTGCGCTCACATCCACCATATCAACCATGTCGGGAGTCACTGTGACTCTACCATACGTTCTACCACCACCATGATCGGCAGCAATGGTGAGAACGACCTGTGATGCTGGTTTGAATTGATTCCCAACGGAATATCCCGATTGCTTATCTCCAACTTGGCATACCTTGATGTTCAGTCCACAAGTTGCCAATTCATCCACTTCTTTCTTGAGTGTGGATGGCATATACTTGTAAGTTTCCGTGTTCTTATATCCATCACGGAACTTTACAATATCACCGTTAAGGTACCCCCCAATTTCCGAACGTGACACAACCGCTTCAAATATCTGATCAAATTTCTTGCCCATAGGATTATTTAGTCATTTACTCTAAATATTAACATGAACTTTGATGATTTGTATAATTTAGTGGTGGAAGCAAAAGGAACCAAGCCGGGGGAAAGAGTATTCAACGCCCAACAAGCGGCTGGACCATCTGGTTTTTCGTCTTCTCCAATAGGCAAATCAAATTACAATCCGGTCAATAGAGACAGGGAAGGAAGACGAAAAACAATAGACCAGTATAAAGGAGAAAATTTAACGGATGTTATGAGTCTTTCAAGTTTTGCATCTTACGATCCCAATTCTCATATAACACCAGCCCATAACCCTAAAGATAAAGGTATGACAGATCAAGCCAATGTTATCAAGCTTTTAGGTAAATCTTTTCAACTTCTCAAGAATGATGATGTGTTTGCAGACCAAATGAAAGGTATTATGAAAGGATTTGAGAAAAATCGTCGTCAAATCTCCGCATATCAGGAAAGTGTGCTTAAAACCAAACCAAAACACATTGACAATCTTTGGGGAAAGATCAACAATCTTGCCACTATTATAAACAATCCAAAAAATAAAACTGAAAAGGATATTGAGGATTTTAAGAAAGATTTAATAAAATTTAAGGCTATTCGTGATGAAGCACAATCTGAGTTAGATGATGTTTACGAATCCATTGAAAATGTTTCTCAAGAAAACGAGGAAATTAACGATAGCTATCTGGAACAAATGCTTGCAGTGATTCGTGACACTGCCAAAAGACTTTATAAAAAACAAGCCGAAGAAATCCTGTCAACTCCCGAAGAATCTCCGAAAAGAACGATACCTCTTCATGAATTGGATATTAATATGATTGAGAAAGAAGTTGCCAAGGATGCTCAAACACAGCTTCAACTTTTGGAAATGTTATTTTCAGATAATTCTGATATGAATCCTTTGGTTTTGTTCCTTGATATGCAGAAGCAGAATTATGATGAATATAAAAATAACTTCTTTGAAGCTAAAAGAGGGGATAATTACAGTATTTCCATTGAACAACTTTACAGAAGCTTGCCCCTGTTTAAAATGATTTCTTATTTTTATAATGTGATCATGAAAAGTCCTGCGATTTCCCTCAATATGAAGCAAGCCAAACGTGCCAAGGCTCTTGGAGGAGGAGATGACATGATCCAGCGTTTGGAAGGTGTTAAAAATGAAAAAGAATGGGAAGAAATTCGTCCCGATCTGCTTGTATATCTCAAAAAACAGAAAATTGACAAAGATCGTAAGAGAATGCTTACCGATCTAGCCAAAGGAAGATTCCAAGCCATCCGTGGTAGAGCCAATGCTGCAATCAAGCTCGTCACAGCCCTCAAAGCGGCAGCTATCACCGAGTCATTCGATGAATTGGCGAACAAATACGCATCCTCTTTCAACGTGGATTTGAATGATTTCATGATTGATCTTCAGGAAGTCGCCGTGTTTTTGGAAAAATCCAAGAAATGTGACGGTCCAACCAAAAAAGCCTCCAGTGATCGCAAGGGTAAAAAGTGGACTAAGTGTGCCAGACAACCAGATGGTTCTTATAAAAGGATTCATTGGGGAGAAGCTGGTGTAAGAGTTGGGAAGGATAATCCAAAACGCCGCAAATCATTCCGCGCACGGCATAAATGTTCTTCCGCTAAACCCGGATCACCCAAGGCTGCTGCTTGCTCCGACTGGTAATCATATGAACATCAAAATCAAATCACTTCAAGCATCCAAGATTGATGAGGCATCGTTGAAAAATGACTATCTCTACAAAGATGTGTCATTTGATTTGGAACCATCATATTCTTTCAACAACCAACTCAATCGTAAGGAGCAATTGAAGGATATTCGGGCTATTTTTGATGTGGAAGCCATCAAGACAAGCATTTCCAATGCATTCCTCACCTCCCCCGGTCAAAAGATACTCAATCCCCTCTTTGGCATTGATCTGAGACGATATCTGTTTGAACCCGTGGATGAATTCACAGCGGAAGACATTCAGGATGATATTGAAAGGAAATTACCCCGTTCGGAACCACGCATTGTCGTGAGAAACGTGAGTGTGGTGGGTAATGAGGATGAACAGGAATATGATGTGTCCCTGCAAATTGATGTTCCATCTCTGGGTGTCAAGGGACTTTCCCTGAAATCGAAGTTGAATTCCACGGGTTATTCGATCATTTGAAAAAACTCGACATTATACTTTGATAGTATTTGTCAAAGTGGGTGGATTCTTGAATACTATCTGTTGTTTCCGATAAAATATCACATAATTCTGAATGAAATGATTCTGTAAAAGTATCATCTTCTTCCCAATCTTCTCCAAAATATCCACGTTTTCCAAAATAGTTACGCAATTCATCAGAGATGTCACTACCACGCTCCGATTCCATTATAGATTCATAAATATCTGCTGGTATCATGGTGTTTGGGGCATTTTCAACAACCCATTCTGCATACTCCAAAGCCAAATAAGGATCGTCTGCTAGTAATTCATACACTTCATATGGGATATTTTCTAAATTGTTTTTCCATGACATCATATAAGTCATCGCAAAAAAAGGATGCTTCAAAACATTTTCAATATCATCAAGCTTGTTGGCACTAAATTCTGGATAATAATCGGGATACTCATCATCAAATAACGTATCTCTGACTTTTTTATATCGTAATATCTCATTCGGTTTCAAATCATCCATTTGATAATCAGACAAATTAGGATTAATGTTGATATATTCGTTCCTAAGACCAGAATCCAATTGTTTCCAGATTACATCGTGAAGTGTATCATCGTAGTAATCCGAAAGAACTGCCGCTTTTTCTTTATGAGAAAATTTATTCCACAGTAACACCGCTTTATCAAAATCAACATCTGGATCATTGGTGTATGATGGTAATTGTTTTTTAAAATTTCTTTTTCTTTCTAAAAAATCTTTTTCCACGTTATCCAGTTCCTTATTAACCAATAATTTTTCATATTTCGTTAATTCTGGATATTTACGAACTATCTCGTTCCACCCACCTTCCACTTCTTTGGTATTATTATCTGCAAATGTCCAATCATATCCTCGTCTATTACGATCTAATACCATAATATGGTCAGTTGCGGTCTTAGGCTTCTTTTTAAAATAAATAAAATAAAACGTTGCCAAATCATTAAACCGATAATTTGAGAACATATTACCACCTCCCGTTCTTGAGATACAGAAAGAGTATCCCTTTCCATATAACACACATTTATCTTGGGAATCCCCCCGATAGATCGTCACATTCTCATCATCAGCTACAATATCCTCCTGATTGGCAACCACATCTTTGGTTGGTGCTTTTTTCTTTTTAAATTCCGCCTTACCCTTTGCAGCATGGATCGCTTCCGTGAACTCTATCCACGATTTATATTGGAAAGGGTCTTTCTTTTGGAGAGCGTTCTTATATTTCTCAAAATCTTGTAATTCCCTACGGATTTCCTGTTCCGTGGCATCGTTCTGAAATTTCTTCACAATGTTACGGATCGCTCCTTCCGAGAACTCCAACATCAATCTACGATACTCCTTATCAAATTCCATATGATTATTTAATATCATCCACCTAAATAATAACAATGAGTGATTCTCTTGAGTATAACCTGCCCAAAAACGCATACATCAACTTCGATGCGTTGTCCCTGAAAGATTTCATCATCCAACGGCTGAATGAGAATCCCAAATTCACGGATCAGAATTACGAGGGGAGCAATCTAGCTTCTTTCATCGACATCATCGCTTATAGTTACCACACCCTGCTTTTCTATTTGAATCAAACGGGATCGGAAGCTCTTTTCTCCCAGACATCTCTCTATGAGAACATGAACAAGATCGTGAACCTTGTGGGATACAATCCTACGGGCAAACAAACGTCTCTGGTTCCCGTCACCTGCACCGCCAGTGCCTCCCTAGCGGCTGGGAACTACACCCTCCGCAAGTATTCCTATTTCCTTGTCAATAACATCCAATACACCATCCTGAACGATTTCTCCTTTGAGAAGACCACAAGCGGATCGGAGAAAATCGATTCCATTGAAAATAATCTCATTCTCTATCAGGGAACCGTTCAGGAATACCCGATTTACACAGCGGAGGGTAAGGAATTTGAAACCTTTCCGATTGTTGTTGATAATCTGGTGGATGAGAACGATGATCGTTTCATTGCCCATGGCACTCTCGCTGTTTACGTGAAAGAAATCGGAGATGCAACTTGGTATGAATATGACGAGACTGACAACCTGTTTCTCACTCCTGATTCCGATAGATACTATTCGGTTCGTCTCAATGAGAACGGGCATTATGAAATCAAATTTGGTAATAATGTGTTTGGTAAGAAACTTGCCGAGGGTGATCAGGTTGCCGTTTATTATCTCCTAAGCGATAATGACAAGGGTATTATCAGCAAGAATGTCATCAATGGCAACAAATTGTTCAATTTAAACACTTCTCAATTCACTCAGATTTATAATGATGTAATTACTGTTGATCCTTCGTCCATCATTGACCTGACAAACAATGCAACTCTGAATTTCTCCAATACCGCCAATTCCACGGCAATTTCCGATGGGGAGACGGTGGATCAGATTCGCCAGAATGTTCCCAAGTATCTCAGTTCGCAGCTTAGGCTTGTGACAGAGATTGATTATGACACATATCTCACTAAAAACCTTTCCAACGTGCTTCAATCGGTGGAAGTGGTGAACAATAAGAAGTTCATTGATGAATACATTGATTATTTCTATCGAATCTGTGTTGATCCCAATAAATCCAATAGGGTTATATTGAATCAGGTTAATTTTGCGGATTCCTGTGACTTCAACAATGTGAATATCTTCGTGGTTCCCAAGTTTGTGGTTCAAACGGATGCAGAGTATCCCCCATTTCTCTCAAACAGCCTGAAAAACCTGATCATTGACTCCACATTTGATAAGAAGATGCTTAGTCACGAGGTTGTTCCCCGTGATCCAATCTATACGGCATTTGATATTGGGTATTCCGCTCAAGCAGCGAATAAGGATGTGTATTCCACCTCCAAATTGGAAATCGTTCGCACATCCAATTCCAAGATTAACAAGGAGAACCTGAAAAAGCGTATTATCAACATTATTCTGGATTTCTTCAACCCTCTCAATAATTCTCTGGGTCAAAGGCTTGATCTTTCAGACCTGACATCCACAATTCTTGGATTGGAAGGTGTTGACAAGATCAGAACCCGCAATGGGAATGAGATATTCAATGGAATCTCCTTCATAAGCTGGAATCCCGTCTATGAAGGTGTGGATGAAGAATTTGTGAACCAAACAACCACACTACCATTTTTCAAGTTCCCTTATTTTTACAGACCACAAACAATCGGAGATAGAATCCTAATCACGGATAGCGAATGAGCAGCTTTGGCGATATAGAATTTAGTGTTCTGGATTGGAAGAACGAAAATGTGTTGAGTTCCTATGCTCTGGAACAGACACCGCTTCGGTTCGTTCCCGATCTGGATGATTTCAGCTATGTTCGGGTCTTGTGGGACTTTGGAGATGGAACCATTTCCAGTTCTTTGACGGCAGAGAAGTATTGGGAAAATCCCGGCAAATATGTCGTCAATTTCACCCTCTATGATTGCTATTCCAATGCGGTGATTTCCACGGAATACAAGATCATTCACATTATTGATTATCTCAAGCACACATTCACCGTGGATTTTGACAGTCCTACCTACTATGACAATATATCATGGAAATGTGGTAAGATCAGCGATCCCATCACAATCAGAGCATATTATCCTCCAACCATTCCAACCACAAGCCTGTTCTACCGCATAAGCGGTAGCAACAGCGATTATTATTTCGATGAATTGACAAAATTTCGTCATTTGGATAAGACATATGCTTTTCATGAGAAGATTTACAACAATTACCTCTCAAGCTATCAATATCAGGAAATTGACCGCATCACCACGGATAACACTTCGATCTATGCCAAAATATCGGGAACCAATCTGATAGGTGCCACGGAATCTGATAATAATTCGTTTTTTGTTGGGGTATCGGGAACCAAGGATATTCATTTCAAGGATGATTCCATCAATCGGATCAACATTGATCTGTTTTTTGATAGAAGTGTGGAATATCTCAATAATCGGAACAATACCAAAATTTCACTATCAGCCCTTATCGTGGATAATGATGAGGTGGAGGATTTATCAATCACCAGTAATGGATTGGATGGGGAATTCTATGAAATTGATTCTTTTAAAATTGATGGTAGAAAATTCTCCCATGTGGACATACCATTTGTTATAAAAATCAAGGATTCGGAGAATTTCAGCGTCAAGAACTTTCCCCTGCTTTCCGCTTCCGATGTCAATGTTCTGGTATTATCGGGGGGAGACGTAGTAAATTCTTCCTATTATGAATTGGAAGATGTGGGAGCTTATTATGGTTCCGCCAGAGGTAAGATAAAATTAAAAACGAACGATGTTTTACACTATGTTCAGTTGAGTGCAAACCTGTCCACAACCAATGATCAGGGGAGTTCATATTCCTTGGTAGGAATCACCGACTACTTCGATGTGTATCCCAAAAATTACGTTTCCATTGAAAAGAGAAATGAAGATTTTGATGCCCAAGAGACATTCAAGGGTTTAAGATTCCAAGAATTCCTCTTGGATAAGACGGTATTATTTGACGATTTCATGGGATCGGTGTTTGGAACCCTAAGTTCTTCCTATGACACTCTTGGTAAGAAAATCTATGAAAAGATTACCAATTTCGTGGAAAACACCCAAGATGTGGACAGAGGTGAAATATTCTCCCTGATTTCCCAGATGAAAATGACGGGGGTTGATAATGATGTGTTTGAATCCAACCTTTTCACATATCCGGAGAAAATCAAGCGTATTCTGGACTTGGGATCGATCAGCAAGAACAAATTGATTGGATTTAATAACAAATTTAAGGAGAATTTTGATATCAAGGGATTTTCTTCCAAGGAAATCTTCGGAACAAATCTGGGAACGGAGATCAACACCGATACCTACATCATATCGGCGGGAACCCCCATTGTGGCTCTGGAAAAGTTCTCCAACCGCTATGTGTTGCTGAATACTGAACAACCCGTGGAAGAAACCGTGTTGAGTGCTTACATGTTATCGGGATACAATGCAAATTGGGGTTGGCCTCTGGTTCTTCCCGACACCTACCAATATTCCGATCTGGAGAAGTATTATTTATTCTTTGAATATCAGACGGGATATGAAAACACCCTTGTTGATAATACGATTGTATATGACTACACCCTTTATGATAATCTCTCATCCAAACATGTATTAAGGGATGAAGATGGGGAACCCATACTCACCGAAACATCTCAACCAATCTTTGAGGAATTTGATTTCAATTATAATTCTGAAATGATGAACATTTCTTTGCGAGATATGTTATACTCTTCCTTATCACTGTATCATCTCTAAATAATACCAATGACTCTAGCATCATTAGGTTATCCAAACATTCCCAAGTCCATCACCAATCCAAATGTGGTGGTTCGTGATGCTCTGGATGCGAATACATCCCTTTCGTTCCTACAATTCATCAAAACGATGGATGTGTCTTTCAATCCTTCAAAAAATCAGGATTATTACACGGCATATCTCAAATCTTGGAATTTTGTGAAGAATACCAAGACTGCGGATGATAATTCCGTGATCATCGAAAGGTATCGGGAATTCATTCAGGATGTCAATCTAGAATACACCACTTTAGAGGAGCAGAAGTTCCTTTCCAAGCTGGATTTCAACGATCCCCTTGATCTTGATATTGCCATTCCGTTTTATTCCCGCAAATTAATTGAAATTTCGGAATATTATAATAAAAAACGGGAAGAAGCCAAGTTTCAGATCACCAAGAAGAGAATTTCAGGAACAAATTTTGGATTGACCAAGGATATCAAAGATATTACCATAAATTATTTGGAAAATCTTGATAACAGAAAGATCAATTATGACTTTTCCAATCTGAAAAACGATTTGGAGGTGGAAATCGAGGAGTTGTATGAAACATATCCTGAATACTTCAATCAAACACCGAATGTTCAGATATATGATAACAAGGATTTGGATTATGGGCTGGATATTTTCCTCAAAACCAATGCAGAACTCATTCCCGAAGTATTTGCTGGGGTATCCGCTTCACTGATTGAATTGAAAGAAGGGAACTCCTTACTGGATAACAAGAGAAAATTAACGGAGAAATACATTTCTTCCAATTATTATTATCTTTCCACGGGTTCCACTGTATATGACTTCATTTCGGGTAAGATGTTGGATGCTGATAATCCAGCAGCTTCCTTTTTCAACACGAAATATCCCACAACAGCTTCCACTCAGAGAAAAGAATTCACAACACCTGTGGAAATGGGGTTCTTTCGCCCCCACAAGCTATCCATTATTTTGATTGATGGGGAAATACCTTCATATTCCTTCAATTTTGATAATCTAGAACCCAATACCATCTACTATTTTCCTGATCCTGATATCAGGGGTAATAATGATGGTATTCTAACATTCGTAAACAACGATTTATTCCTGAAACGCAATGATTCTTCGGGGAAAGCCAAAAATCAACCGATTAGTAATAAAAGCGATTCCCAATATTACGGTTATATCTCCCAAACGGAGACGACACCTTCAAAATATCTGGATAAAGTGTTTGAATCGGGTTACATTCAGGATTCCAAGGAGGATATCTATAACAATCTCTATGGTTTGTTTAAAAATGATGGGAGTTTCAAGCAAACCATCAAGGTAATACCAGAAACAGAGAAACAATATATCATTCTAGATGGACATACCTTCTACGATTTCAAATATGGGGAAGGATATGCCTTTGATTATTCAACGGTTGATGATTCCACCTTTCCATATACCACAAGATCGGGGTTATCTTCACACACGGGAGGATTTACCACCGATTTCTCCCGCCATTACATTCTGTTCGGAGGAAAATTTACGGATAATTTCACATATCCTCCCGATTTTTATCCAATTTGTCAAATTCTGGAAGGTTATAATGTTTTCCGCAATGGAGTTCTCGTAACCGATACCATTTCATCCGATTTGAGTGGGTATCCTCTCAGTGGCACTTACTATTACTCCCGTTTGATTGAGGGGGGTATCCACGACTCATCCCCCCTTCAAAGAGCATTGGTTGATCCTTCATATCCAACTTTAACTGCGAATGCAACCCAAGAAATTGTTCCTGATGAAGTGAATACATTCATGATTGATGGGGGTAAGGCAACCAATTCGTTGTGTGATATCCAATTTCAATTCCCATCTATCTATTACGATCCCACGGTATTGCAATCCAGTGTTTACAATCTTTCATCTTCCCCAACTGAGAATTACTTCACAAGGTTGTCGTCACATGGCACGATCTATGTTAGGAATGCATACACCAAAGAGGTTAAATCACTTCAAACAACCTTCAGTTACCTCTCAACAACCCTGTTGAGTTCTGTTTATAACGAATTATCGGGTGTTTCCTCATTCGAAGTGGTGGGAGACACCATATTCATCCAAACCGATAACAATCTAATCGCTAAAAAAATCCTTTTTGACAATGGAGCTTTTGTAAATCCCAAGAAATCCACATATGTCACATCATTCAATGATAATCCTTACCAAAAAGTGTCCAAACGATTCAAGAAAAAAGATAAGGTGTATTACGCAAGATTGGATGTTGAGACTTATCCAGTGGTGAGTAACGATTTCAAAATATATCCAACAATTTATGAGATTGATACCACGAAACACATCAAAAAAATCTATTCTGTAGGGGGATTGACCAACTTCTACACGGTGTCAGGAGGATCGGAAGCATACATCAAGGCAGAGGAACCAATGTTCACCTATGATAATCGCTCCGATCAATATAACATATCATTCCTCATGAAAACCGTGGGCAACCAATTCATCATTCAGGAATTTGATTTCAAATTGAATCCGTTCTCCATGATTAACCATAAGCAAATCAAACAACGATGAACACCAAATTCCTATCCTTGTCTTCAACAAACACCAACCAAACCACAACCTATTCAACAATAGGTGTGGTTGATCATACCTTGTTGACATTATCTTTATCGGGAGTCACTGAACGAATTTTTCCCACACACCTAACCATTGATTGGGGAGATAATGTGGAAGATTTCTTTGAAAATGATATACTACAGAATCAAAACATTGCATCCAACGTGTTTTCATCTCTTCTGATGACCACCTACACACACGAATACTTCCCATCTGTCATCTCCACAAGTCAAACACTGACAGCGACGGTTTCCTTATATTATACCAATACTGATATATCAACTTTTACATTACCTTTATCCATCACCAACTATGATTATGCGACATCAGTGGGAGATGTTAAGCTTGTAAATACCGTTTATTTACAGAGCGGTTCAAAGATGCATCAATTGGTGACTAATGAAGGTGGTTATCTATTGGAATTACTCATTAAATAATCTTGTGGCTATTTTATTTGATAAATTATCATCCTGTGAATCTGTTCCCCTTTCCTCAAATTTGGAAGATATAAGGTTTCAGAATTTTTCAAGATATTATCAAGGAGATTATACGCTGACGTTTTACAACGCTCTTTCGGGTATCGTTGATGTCAAAAATAAGAATTATACCAATTTCTTACTGACTAGAAATACCAAAGTATCGAACATTCTCGAAAAGGAAGATCAAATTCTGAAATCCGATTCATTATTAACCAATCTGAACTTTGGGGGTAATTTTTTGGCGTTTCAAAGAGCAGATACCAGAAGATTGGGATTGTCGGGTATCTATAACGAGAGTGAATACTACGGAAATTATAATTTCTCGACAAACGGTGATTCTTTGTCCACAAATTTTGTCATTACACTGAAACCCAACAATGTTTGCAACATTCATCAATATTATGACTATAAAAAATATTATTTGACTAGAAATGCTAATAATGAATTAAATTTTTATACTCAAAATCTAGGATTGACTGCCTATGATTTCAAATATATCTACTCCCGCCCAAACAAGGCTATATTCCTCTTCCAAACCTTATCTGGTGTTCCTTATTTTGTCAGAAAAACGGGTAATTCGCTGACATTATCTCCATCCACATCCGCAAATAAAGCGAGTGTTTACACCAATCCCATTTATCTGAGCAAAGACATATATTCCGATTTCAATATTAATCCAAATACTTCTTATGTTGAATATGGGGACGATAATACCATATCGGAAAACGGAATACTAAAGGATTTGGATAATAACTATCTGTTACACCGTGAAAACGATTCAACTGATATCATTGTTCTAAAGAATCAACTCACCCAAGACAATACGTTTACATCGGGCAACACATTATTATCTTCACAAGACTTGAAATTTTTCGTTGATGGTATGCGGAATTATACATCCATTTTCAATGATATCGACACTGAAAAAGATGAGACTTTAGCTCTAAATTATGTTCTTTACAACAAATCATATGAAATTCTTCCCGGACTGAATCGTTTTACTGCGCCGGATAACATGTCCCCATTCAGCAGGATCAATATCAATGATACAAAATTCGTGGAATCGGGAGCATTTGGATATCCAACACCCGAATATGCAGATAAGGTATATCGCTCCGATGTTTCAGTGAGCTATGATGATGGGCAAACATATCTATGCACTTGGTTGTCCGGTTCCCCCCTTGGTAGTGATAAAGTTTGGGTGGATCGTTACTATTACCCCGATTTGATTGAAAAATCCTTGGCACTGGTGGGAGATAATTCATTCAATCCTACATATGATGATGTGGTGGAGGAATTAGTGACTGGAAATACATCAATACGGGACAGTCTCTCATCTTTCACGGTGTTTGATAAAAAAAGTGATATGTTATTTGTACCGAATTGCAAATACACATACGAAAGAATTAAAGCGGAAGAGTCTGTAACCGATCCGGTGGTGATAACACCCTGTCAATCCCTAACAACAACCGGAAATAATATTAATTATTTCAAACAATTGAATGATGCTAGTAAATTCACCGTAAAATTTTATTTTGATGGTAATAGACAAAATTGGAAATTCAAAAGCAAACGAAATAATACCAATGGAGGACTCACCATTGAAAAAAGAGGTGATAATCTCATATTTGAAATGAACCTTTATAATCCCGGATTCGTTGAAACCACCACTTTCACGGAAACGGTTGTGTATAAACCATCCCAGCGCAATTTTGTTTGTGTTTCCATTGATGCTGTAACCGGACAATTATATTTCTTTCTAAATAACCAAATTGTGGGGTATTATACTTTTGATATTTACCAATTTTATGGAAAAAGATTGGTGTTTGGAGATTTTGTTGTGAATGATGAGGACATTTTTAACCAAAATACCTTGTTGAAAGTTGGTGTAACTACAGAATATACATCAGAAAATCTCGCATTTATCACTCCAATGCTTGACGGGGAATCTAAAATAGACCCAATTACAATTACTTTACCTTGTGGTATGAGAAACAGCACCGACACGGTTGAATATCTTCAAAGTGTGTGCAACAATCAAGCTTATAAATCGAATTTTGTCAATATATTCATCAAAAATGTTGAATTGGAAGATTCTGATATGGATGGACTTCGTAATCGTATATCTTCAGAGATTGTTGATCGCTCTTCAATAACCACTCAAATAAATAATTTAACAATCCCATGATTTCGTATTTCAAATTTACATCAGGTGAAGCATTTACCTTAAATGGTGCCGATTACTCTGGATTCTTCCACGTTGAAGAAGGGGTTGCATATACGGAACGCAAAAAAAGCGAGACTTCTGAGCAACTTACCCCGAAGAACACTTTCATTTCAGATTTCTATCTCAATAAAATGGAATTTGACAATCAATTTGATTCAATCACGGAAACATCCGATATAACAGCCAATGTTTTTGATGTTCTCAACAAGGTTGAGATGGAAAGATTATTATCCATCATCAACCAGAATAATCTAATTGTTTTCAAATCTTTGGTTGTTAATAATCCTCAAATCATCAATTTCACGGAAAACGACTCCCATTATTACGGGTTGTCATCCACCATCGTTGACATGAGAAACGACGATCTCATGTCGGGGAAGAAAAATATATCTCATATCGATCCATTTCGATATTCTCTCGAATGGGCATTTCTTGAAAAGATTAAATATGGGGCGTTATTTGTCAAATCTGATCAAACGTTTAAATATCTATGTTCAACTGGTTTCGAACTTTATACTCTCAAGGGATCATTTACAGATGAAGGATATATCGAATACTCCGTTCAGGAGTTGGAATTTTCCGAAGAGGTATATGGAATTGATTATGATGAATTTGAAAATAAAATAACCATTATCACGCTTGGTGATTTATTGGTATATGATTCTATTAATTATATTGAATGCGATACTTTAGTTCTGGTGGACTCGATCAAATTAGGGGATGTTAATTCTGAAATATTTAAATGGAGTATTGAAAAGAAATTTAAGGACTTGATCGGTAAATGGGGACGCAAATTTTATAATATCCCAAATTTTTCAACAGAATTCATTCGTTTCGGGGATAATTACAGGACATCCATTGAAAATGATGCTCTTGTTCTTAGAAATAAATACTCAACAGAAAAAATAATTGAGTTCAATTTAGCATCCCTTGGGATTGAGGAATTATTAAGCGTTAATATTCGGGTTATTGATGATTATGTCATCATTTTACATCAAAAATCAAATATTTTTCATATTATGTTTTTTGATCCTTTGGATATTGAAGGAACGTTGAGGGACACCCCAATATCAGAATTCCAAAATAGTGACAATTATAGGGTATCGTTTTCCAATCACGATTCCAATATATTTTATTTAAATAGTTCGGCGCAATGTCAAACCCGTGTGGTATCAAACCCAACATATCCAACAGGGCAAATGCGAGAAAGCAACCTCAAGTATGTGAAAAAAGAAACGTGGAAAAATTATATCCAAAAATTTGGAAATGGTAATTTGAAATGGAATACCACATCTCTGGATTCCAATTATTACACTAATTATATGTTCGATAATATCGTTAAATCTGATAAAAATTACGTTTTCTTATTGAATTCTGGTAGAATATATCCTCTTCGGCAAAATATTCCCGATTCATATCTTAGTTCCATTTCCTTGGATTTAATAAAAAATTATGATGGTGTCAAATGTGCAGACACTTCGTATGGATTATTTTTCAACAAAACCATATCATACATTCTCAAAGATATACTAACACTTTATACAAATGCAACCAATTCCTACTCAATTGGTAAAAATGACGTATTTCTAAATAAAATACAAGAAATCACATACGACACCAACAATCTTTACATGAATGGGAATGAATCTGTCAATGTTTTGATGATGCAACGCATCTTAACACTATTAACCGATCTCCAAAAACAATTGGTTGCCAATTTGATAACCGTGGATTAAATAATGTTATGACTTTACCAGATTTAACAGACCAATTCGCTGCGGATTCCTTTTTAGGGATATTACACACCAGCAACAATGCACTAACAACAAGCGATCTTAAAACCATATATGATGGTGTTGGAAACCCATCATCTTTGAAATTATCTAATGATAGAGCGTCAATAGCTGGAATAACATATCCGCTATCTGATCCCGGTTTTAATCTCAGTCTTATGACATCTGGGGGAACCAATGTTTTATCACTCAGTTCTTGGTCGCAAATACAGCAATTTTTAGGGGGTATTGCAAATGGTTCTTACTATAATCCCATCATCACTATGACCGATGGGACTATTACGAACATAACCACAGCACCAAAAGGCATACAAACATATACAATAGCAGGTTCCTACACATTCACCGTGCCAGAAAATGTCAAAGTAGTGAAATTCATTGTGACAGGTGGTGGGGGATATGCTGTAGTTAGAAGTGCTGGTGGGGGAGGAACTGCCATTGGGTATATGGATACTATTCCCGGTGAAGAATTCACTGTTGTTGTGGGTGCTGCTGGTAATTCGGGGAATGCTGTCGGTGATACATCATCGATAACAGATGATGATGGTAATATTGTAGCATCTGCCACAGGAGGAAATACCACGACGGTTTTTGGTGGGAGTTATGGTGGAGGGGGAGCTAATATTGGTTCCTCTCCGAAAGTTACGTCATTTTTGGAAGTCAAAGGTGGGGATGGTGGACACGCTGTTGCTGGGGAGAATGATAGAGACTCCACTGGTGGGTCTTCTTATTGGGGTGGAAGTCGAGCATATGGTGGAGGGGTTGGGTGTAGCACAGCGGGGGCGAGTGATAGCGTAGCTGGTAGTGGAATTGTGTATTTAGAGTGGTAATAATATGGCTGATATCTACATTTCAAAAATCAAAGTTCGTAGAGGAACAAACGCTGAGATCAATTCAACCCGTTTTGACCAAGGAGAACTTGTCCACGCAACAGATTCCAAACGTCTATTCATTGGTAACGGAGTGTTGAGTGGTGGTAATCCGGTTTCCAGTAAAGTCCACCCCCCTCTCAACAATTATTATAGTCTTAGCACCACTTTGGCTGAAGTTGGTGATCTTGTATCTGTAAATTCAATCTGGTATCAACTTACTGCATCTCCTTATAGTTCCGCCACGAATTGGGGAGATGTGAGAACAAAATTCTCTTCTGAATTTATATATGATTCGACTTCCACTGTTAATATGGCAGTAAGTGGACTATCGGCATCCAAAATTAACCCAAACACGGTTACAAATGGTGTCAATATCATTGATGGTAAAATTCAATTAAATTATAGAACAAATTTCTTTGAAATATCTTCCAATCAACTCTCCATAAAAACAGGAGGAATCACAACAAGGGAAATTCTTTCATCTTCTTTCAGTAATGGATTGAGTGGTGGTAATGGAAGACCAATTTCTTTGACTGTTTCCCCCACCGATTTCACATTCCAATCGGGAATACTTTCCGCCAATTACGCCAGAATTTCCGCCTATGGATTGAACACACAATCCCATTTGCCAGTATCCGCATATAACGCTCTCAGTGGAGTTACTGCTAAAGTTGGGAACACAGCATCAGTTGATAAAGTGATTTATCAATTACAATCATTACCAGCCACCGCACTATCGAATTGGGAAGCCATTTCCAAAGATGCATTGACAATTTATGATACTCTGACTGGGAATTCCACGCATCATTCCTTATCTGCTCTTTTTAATGGTAGTCCATCGCAACTCACGGATGGTGTGGTTCCCGGAATACAATTGACAAGTTTCACGGCATTGTCTTCCAACGGTCTTTCTTCCGTATCAATCACCTTATCTTCCGCTGGATTCATCACATTTGCGGGGGATACATCCGAAACCGGAAAAACGGTAAATAGATTCGCAATCCCAATCTTCACATACTAATATGTCAATATCAATCACCAACGACACCCTTTTAAAGTTGCTTGCCCGCCAAGGAACCAATGCAGAACGTTTAAACGTTCTGTTAAATTCAGGAGAATTTGCATTCACCACCGATACTGAACGTCTTTTCATTGGCAATGGTGCGGATAACGGGGGTGTTTTGGTTGGCAATAAATTCAAGGGATCAAATCCCGATGTCACCACCTTCTCTCCCGCAGAAATAGGAGATTTGGCATATAATAGTGATGCTCTCGTATTATATAGACTCAAACAAAATGATGGGTCAAACTTATCCGATTGGGAAAAAATCGGCGGTTCCGGGTTGACAAGTGATATCAACCAAGCTCTGGGAGGTGTTCAGATTGATAATCTGGTTCGGGTCACTTCGGTTGGGTGGTCAACGCTGTCTGCTTCCAACGATCCAAACACTTTTTACATCGTTTCTGATGTGAATTATATAATCGTTTAATGTAACATATACTTTGACACTGTAATGCCTACAAGCACCACCACTACTCTCTCAGGCACCACCACTCCAACGCCTACTACAAGCACCACGACTGCTCCATCAGACACCACGACTACTACAAGCACCACGACTGCTCCATCAGACACCACGACTACTACAAGCACCACGACTGCTCCATCAGACACCACTACAGAACCCCCCATCACTACAGAACCCCCCACCACTACAGAACCCCCCACAACACCATCTTTAAGTTGTTGCGCTCCCCCTCCAAACCCACCAGTAATCAATCCCCCCATCATTCTGAACTTTACAACACGAACCATTCCCCCGTTAGTGATTGATATAACACCCCCGACATCTCTCAATCCATTTACCATTCAAATAACTACGACCACCACAACAACGACTACGACCACAACGACCACAACAACTGTTCCAAGAACTGGAACAGTTGTGCCTATTGAATGTGAAAGTTATTGTAAAAAGCTTGGGTTCTGATAATTATTAACATGCGAAAACTCACGATTGGTATTCCCACCTATAATGATTATGATGGATTATATTTCAGCATTCAAGCCATTAGAACATATCATCGGGAAGTTATAGATGATATTGAATTTATTATTATTGATAATAATCCTGATTCTCCCCATGGGCAATCCAATAGGAATCTCACGAATTGGATCAAAGAACCTTTTCAATACCTCCCATTCACCAAATACAACGCATCCACCGTTAAAAATAAGGTGTTTTCCCTATCGGATACCCCTTATACCCTATGCATGGATAGCCATGTGATGATTGTCCCCGGTGCCTTGAAAAAGCTGATCCATTTATACGATTGTGGTGGAGATGGTGGAAATCTTTTACAAGGTCCTCTGCTTTATGATGATTTCCATCATTATTCCACCCACTTTGATGACACTTGGAGTTCCCATATGTGGGGAACGTGGCAAACGGATGAGAGGGGCAAGGAAACGGATGCTCCCCCCTTTGAAATACCAGCCCAAGGCATGGGACTGTTCTCCTGTAGGACAGACTCATGGTTGGGATTCAACAAAGCTTTTAGGGGCTTTGGGGGGGAGGAGAAGTATATCCATGAGAAATACCGCCAACACGGTAAGAAGACGCTCTGCTTGCCCTTCCTGCGTTGGTTACACCGCTTTGAGCGTCCTGCTGGTATCCCATACAAGAATGATCTCAAGGATCGCTTTCGTAATTACATGATTGGGCATCACGAATTGGGGCAAGATACCAAAGTTCTCAAGGAACAGTTCAAAGGGGTCGTATCAGTGGAAGATATGAACAAGATTGAAGTGGAAGCTACGATATTATCAAAATTATAAACAATAGTTCTTCACATTACCCATCTCATCACGGTATCTTGCATATGAATATGTAGCTACACAAGAATCTTCGTTTTCCTCCCATACTCCTAGAGTAGATTGCAATTCGTAAATTGCTTTAATATATTGTTCACAGGCAGATTTGGCAAGTGTAATATTTTCGTAGATTATTTCTTCCATGTTTCAAATATTTCCCAATTGATGTTCAATTCTTGTGTCCCATAACATTGCAGGAAGTCTATCCTCAATATATTGGGTGATTGCCAACGGTTTGATCATCTCCGCTGGATTGACTTCAAGTTCTTCCGCCCTCTGTTGAATGAAATGGAATGCTTCCACCAAGCAAGCCCATTTTGCAAATTCCTCGATGGTCATTTTGATCACCCCTCTTTTTTTAGTTTGTATTTTTATCATTTAGTTTTGTTTTAATTAATTTATCGATGTTTAAATCCTCAATCGGTTCCGTGATCAGAACAGTATCAAGCTTTAAAGTAACGGAATATGTGTTATTACAGGCATCACATTTCACTTCATATTCCTCCTCCGGTTTGAAAATACCCTCAAACATGTTTTGACCACAGTTGCAGGGGAATCTAACGGAAGCTTCTTCCAACATACTCTCGTAGTTTTTAATCACCTCTTCCTGTTCGACCATCACCCCATCCGCTTCCTGAAGCATCTTCTCCAATTGAATCACCCGCTCATCGGTCTGTTTCTTCTCAAGCTGGTTCTCCAATTCAATAACCCTATCATCCTTTTGCTTGCGATTGTTCCACCAAAACATTCCCACCCCACATCCAATCATGGATAACACGAAATATCGTAGGAAATCCATCTCATTTGTGGTCAACCCAAAAGCCAACCCAAGGGAAATAGTAATTCCTCCCAATATTTGCAGTCCTATTTTTTCTATTTTTTCTGTCATAATTTTTATGTCCACATGTAGCCCCGCTGTTGGATGATGATCCGCATCACTTCCGAATCCTCATCATAAAGTTCTTTCTCAATCTTCTCATATTCTTTCCAATCCTCAATCGTGTCAAGAATTTTTACGATTTCAGATCGTCCCACCTTGATCCAATCATAACATTGTTTGAGCAAGCCTTCTCTGGCCTTGATCAGATCGACAGTCTCTTGCGTCACATGTCCTTTCTCAAGCTCTTCTTTGAATAGCTCATCAAGATTATCACGAAGACCTCGTTCTTCCTCCACATAATGAACCAGAGATTCAAATAAACAGATTTCCAGCAGTGCGTCCTTATCCATCCAAGTTCCTTTGAGCTTGTTTGTTAGCCATCTTTGTTGATTTTTCATTTATTTTTCAGATTTATAGTGTGCGTATAACCCAACCACACCCAAGAGTATCCATGTAAATGGAAGATAATCAAGATTTTTTATGTTAATGAGAAGCAATAGCGGGGTAGTTATCACACCCATCACACACCCAAACATGAGTTGATTCCAAAGTTGTTTGTTCATTTCTTTATTACGTGCCACTTTTATGTTGGATTTCGTATTTCATATTTCATAATCAATTAAAATTATCTTTATCTCTGAAAATATTGTCAATTTCCCTCAAACAATTCTCCACACCTTCACTTGATAGTGAAATATTTCGAGCAATATAGAGCCTATTGCAGATATCCTGCAATTCCCCAGCTTGATCAATAAAATCCATTACCACGTCCAAATCAATTGTATTCTCGTCTTCCATGCTTAGGATTGTAGTCTAGTTTTTAATGTCCAATTGTGAATTTCTCAAGCGTTTTATCCCCGTTCTGCATGAGATACATAATAATCTTCTCCAGATTTCCCTTGAGTTTGATAAGTTCCCCGTTTTTCTGAAATTCCTCCATTTTCAGGAGATTTTCCAGATTTCGGGACGCTGCAAACGCATTATCCACGATATTTGCCATTTGTTGGGGTAATTCCCCAAATTCAAACGGTAGAGTGTGGGGAGCCTTGGCTTCTTTCTCATCCGTCTTGTATTTTCGCATCTGTTCCGAAGGATTCAGCGAACTTTCAAAGTCGAAATCGATGGCACCGGACGCGATTGCAGTGGAATAGGGAGAATTTGAGGCAGACATATTAGTATTTAATCACTTTTTCCATAAAGCCTGATAATTCTATAAATATCAGATGCTTCACCCACCTTTTCAACACCTTGGCAATATGAATCGTTATTACCAGCTTCTTCCTCAACCTCTGTTGCCGTCAGTGTATTACCAATTCCCATTCCAAAATCAATTCCACCCCCAATATATACTATTTTATTTTCATTATGATAGATTCCTGTAAATATCCAAGTCTTCCCTTCTTCCCAATCATCACAATGCCACCGAATAACATCACCACATTTCACCGTTTCCCCGTTTTTGTATGTCATATTTTCATTATATTCTAGTTTTTAACGCTATTTCCACTAAATACTATCATGGCTAATAAATTCCACGCTAAATTCCTCAAAATTCTCCAAGAAGCTCCCCAACTTGACATTGATCCTGATTTGGAGAGAGGTGCTGCTGAGATGTCCCTAGACGATGATGTTGCCATGGATGATTATGATGTGGACATGGAAGTTGATCCATCCGCTGTGGATGAGATTGGGGATGCCATGGCTCGCCAGAATGAGCAAATGGTTGGTGTTGTTGATAAATGGAATTCAAATATTGATAAGTTCCTTGGTTATCTCAATGGTGATCAGCCAAACAGTATTCAGAGTGTTCTGGCTACCGCCAATCCTGAGTCGATGTTGGGTAATTTGAAGAACCAACAAGTGAAAATTGGTCGCATTGCTTCCGATCTTGCTGCCCTTCAACAGTCGTTTATGACTGCGAAGAAGTCTCAGTGATTATTTGATTAATTTCATTTTTACCGTAGCTGCCAAACCCTTGCAGCTATTTTTCACGATTAAATCCGTGGGATATTCATCCATGCCATAAGCCATACACACAGCATTCAGGTCTTTGAACTTTTTTCCATCATATTCTGGCCAGATGAAGACCTTTTCTCCCATATCAATCAGCTTTAGGGTCTTCTCCCGTGCTGTTTTATCGATCCACTGGCTATCCAATACCCAAATCCTCTCAAAGAACTTCAAACCATCCATCTGTTCCTGTTGATACGATGTGAAAAGCTGATCACCCTTGGTAATACCCCCAATACCAAGCCCATTGTTCACAAAACAAGCATCCAGTGGTCCTTCTATGATGAATACCTTATCCAAATCGGATGATATGCGCTCAATTCCAAACACACTCTTATCTCCCCCATCTTTTGATAGGTAAGAAGGGGATTCGTCATCCACCAATCGTCGGCTCTGGTAATAAACAATCTTCCCGTTCTCATCCTTGAAAGGTATCACCAGACGCTTATCATGCTTTTCATCCTTCAAAGAGATGTAGAAGGCATCTGGACGGTTCACAGCGGTATCCAATCGCCTTTCCTTGATGTAAGCCAGAGCTTTTTGGACGATCTTGTTATTCTTGTAGTAATCGGTCTGATTCTTATCAAATAGATTGATACTATCCATCGGTAAGGATGCTGATTTGGGTTTTTCCTGTTTTTCTTCCATATCCATGACATTAATCATCCCATAATTACCTTTCTCAATCTCATCCACCATCTGATTGAAGGACAATCCCGACACTTCCTTGATCCATTTGTAAGGCTTGGATGACCAGCCGCAATTGTGGCAAAATATGTTGTCATTTTCGGGAATGTAGAAGCATCGTTTCTTTGATCCCCAACTTTTACCTTCCCGGCATATGGGACAACAGCAATTATAATTACCATTATGGCTGTTAAAAGAAACTTTATATCCATATTCGTAAAATTTGGACACCACATAATCAGTGGGAAACTCAATGATCCTCTTTTGCAAGGACTTCGTATTGGGCTTGGACAACGCGGCGGATATTTTTTGGGAGATGTTCAACGAATTCAATAATCTCATGTTCTTTGGCAAAGTCAAATTTGTCTTCCGGGACTCTTTGGATTTTTATATCTGGAACAGAGAGAAACACATAATCATCCCCATCTTTTTTAATAAAATTGAATAATTGTCCAACGAAATCCCCCGTTTGAACGGCATAAACATCACCTTTCTTAATTTTTGGTTTTTTAAAAAACATTATTCAAAAATCGTCTGCAAGATTCATCCTACCAGCCATGAACTCTCCAAATTTCTGGATGAATAGGTTTTGCATGGCATTATCCTCCATCTTATTGGCGTGAAATGCGATTTCCACAACATTTCCATCCAGATCATATCCGAGGAGCTTACCACATACTAAAAATTCCTTCAAAATAGCCTTTAGAGCATCGTTTGTCAGTGGATGAGAACCTTTCTTACGCTCGTTCCTAAGCTTCTTTTTCAGGGATTCCCGAAGAACTTCCAATACCTGCTCATCCACGAAGATTTCCTCCGGTTCTTCATCATTCTTGGCCATATTCATACTTATCCTTGACATAAACAGAATTAACATTCATCTGCCTCACTCCTTTTTCAATCAGAGTAGTGACAACAATTTCCATACTCTGAGTTTTAAGGTTGAAATTCTTGATAAAACGATTACCCCCGTCATTAAACTCAAACATCACATCCCCCAGAGCTTCCTTGTTCTGATAACAGGTAATAATAACCGAAGTATTGCTAGGATCAACCATGATCGACCATTTGCGGGGATCGTGTTGGGCATACTTATCAAACAGCTTAATGGTTGCAAACCCCGAATCCCTGAGTCTCTTGATGAAATACCCCTGTGTGCTAACGTTGTTCTTCATGTTAATACTTAACGAATATTTTGGATAACTCAAGCAAGATATTCTTTCATAATGTCACGAATAATCCGTCTTCCTTCCTCATTTGCAGAGTGAACATAGACCTTGATGTTATCATTTGGAGACAATTTATCCTTCAGATACTTGGCACAGTGAATACCAGACTTTGTTTGGAAATTCTCCCATTCATAATAACCGGGATTCTTGAGAAAATTGATATAATATTTCATGTGTTCCAAGCACAAATCATTGTCAAATGAACAAATGGATGGAAACCCTCGTTCCTCAATAATCTTCACGAAATCGTTATAATTTCTAACAATTTCCCAATTTCCATTGGATGTTTTGGTCTTATCCAACAGCATCACACCCCCGTCATTATATAGAAATGCATCTTTGGGTTGGCGCACATCATCAAGAAATAATAAATAAGACATTATTCAACACCCTCACTAAATTTTTGTTTATCTCTAAATTCAGCCACCGATGGGTATCCACCATCAATAACTTTCAATTCCTCTGGATTAATTCCTCGAAATTCCCATACTACCTTCTTTTCAAAGGGGGATATTTTGAAATTGGAATGCGCCCTCATCAGAATATCAACGATATCTTCATGTGATAATTCGGGATATATTTTGCTTTTTAATTCTTTGATCTCCCCCGATGGCGTGTCCCTAAAAGTATCACCGTAATGAGAAAATTGTTTGGAATCTATGGCAACCCAAAAAATATCATCACCCGCAAAACAATTCTTAATACTTTTCAATATATTATTATCAATATTTTTAGTATCACACCAAAAAGCAATCAGAGAGACATTCTTACCAGCAGATTTGGATTTAATATTTTTCCAGATTCTTCCAGAAAATGTGTTGCGTCGAGTATTGCCCATGATCTGATCCTTTTGATTATCATAATAATAGTCAAGATCATCAGAAGTCGCTTCACCACAAACCTTAACAGAGTAATCTTTTAAAATACTCTTAAATTGTTTAGGGTCTGCTTTGACTTTAGCTAAAGCATTGAAAATAGATGGGTGTGTATTGGAAGTATGAAAGAGTGTCTTTCCTATGAAAGAAAAAGCTTCTCCCGATTCATATGAATAGGAGTCCCCATCAAAATTAATCTGATCAGGACTAGAATTTTTGGAAGGAATCTTAACGTTTTCCATTAAAATTACACCTCTTGCTGTAGCTCGCTCCTCAATTATCTTTTGGTAAAGCTCTCGTATGTTCAAATCATCCTTCATTGTTCCAAATTTCCTCCCATTTTTTAAATTTTTCAATCAATATATCCAAATTTTTAGATTCATACCTACAATCAACTGAAGTTGTATAGTAATGAATGTTCCTATTCAATTCCTTATAACCACCATAATTCAACACATCTTCCCCGTCAGAATGCTCAACTTTTAACACGAATGTATCATACATCCCATTGTCATCAACGTCAATAGACATGAATTTGTCTTTTATTGGATAAAAACGAACATTCTCGTATTTGGAAGCATTTTCTTTGTATTCTTCTGGATAAAATATAATCATGATAGCATTATACTCTAGTTTTTAACCATAAAAATCACCACCGTAGGATTTGTGGGATCAACGTTTCCGTTATCATCCACAAAATATGAAATACCGTTTTTCACCGGATATTCTCCCTCCATATTCAGCGTTCGATCAATCACGAAACCATTTCTACTGTAAAGCCTGAACAAACCTTCATCCTTGATGTTGCCTTTATCGTCTTGGGTTGCAAAACAGTCCAATCTTGTGGCTCCCTGTTTGATAGCCTCCTGCACCAGAGCATTACCCGAAGATTCCTGCGAGGAGAACACCGAAACCAATTCATCTTCATCCTTGATACAAAATCCACTGGAATTGTTCTTACCCAAGAAACACTTCATGCGCTGGTAATCTTGAACGGGATAAACACTGAGATTATTCTTGATGTTCTTAAAAAATTTGGGATTTACCGTTTTGCGAAATTCATCATTCTTCGTGATATTTGTCAGGGCTTGGAAAAATACCCTACCGCTCACCTGTTGAAAATTATCAGGATTGTTTGGATCAAGTCTTTGACCCTTTCTTAATTGTTCGGGAGATAATTTGCCAATATCGGTGAATTTTTCCCAAAAAAATTGATAAAACGATTTCATTCAATTATTTAACTGATATATCGGCAATTACTGTTGAATGATTCAAACGATTATTAAAATCCGACCATTTAATGGGAGTATCCATCGTCACTCCATCGTCCCATGCCCAGCCATTGGGATTCACAATACGAATAACCTCTGGCGTTTCCTTGAGCCATTCGTGGGCGGTCTTCTTGGCGAAGATACGCTCCCACCCTTCATCATAAGCTTTGTTCTGGATACCAGACTTTATAACTTTTCCCGTCACATCATTGATCGCCATAGATACCCCTTTCTACCATTTTACCATATTCGGAAGAGTCACAAGGATAACTATTGAAACAATGATCCCATAGCCAAGGTTCTTGTTCTTCTGATGGCTCAATTTCATCAATCAACTTGTCATATAGATCATTCTGCTGCTGTTGAAGCTGTTCGATAACCGCTCGCGTTCCTTCAATCTTGCTCCGGTGCTGTTCCATACCATCTGTCGTATTTTGTTCTGTATTCATTTATTTTATTTTGTATTTCTTTTAAATCCGTGTAATAATCCTCAATTTGAGGAATCACATAATTCCTTCGGGTGATCTCATCAATCCCATCAATCAGCATTTCTTTGGCGTTTGGGTTTTCCAAACGATTCTTCCTAAGCCTGTCATTGATTTCCTTGCGGTTTTGTTCGACTTCTTCCAAATACGCTTTCAATTCATCATCCGTTCTCTTGTAAGGAATGTCGTGCTTTACCAAAGTAATATCACTCAATTCACCATCAATGAATTTAACATCCCATTCAATCCATCCACAGATAAATCTATGAGCATCAGGAGTGCCATACTGCATACCCTTATCTTCAGGATGACGATAAGATTCGTAAATACCAACCGTTCCGGTGAAGTCATATGGCTCCCACCATTCTTTTTCAACTACGAATTCCATACCAAAGAACGGAATGTTGGGATTTTCAAAATGATGTCCTGTTTGTCTGAGGATTTCCAACTTCTTTTCAGAATTTACCCTGAAATTCAGCATCAGATTTTCATCCAAATCCTTGGTTTGGAACACCAAAGTCTTCCGATCAATCTCTGAAGGAAGATCGGGTAGAGTGATGCTCTCGTCTATTGTGAGGTTGTTAAACATTCCCATAATTTTATTATATTCTAGTTTTTAAGCGATGATAAGATGTATTCCATCTCAAAATCCCCACTCTTCGTGATGATGCAACCAACTCCCAGCTTGGAATTGATCTTGAACACATTTCCGTTCTTGGATACCTTGGAAAGCAATTTGAGATTATCAATCTTCAGAATGAATGATTCCAATTCAAAATCCACTTCATCCCCCACGATGCTCAGAGTGTCACTGTTGGGAACCGTCTCATCGCCCAGCTTCCACACCAGAGAATCATTCTCAGTGAAGAGGTAAAGCTTATTGGTGTTTGTGATGGATGATTTCTGAAGAACATTGGAAAGGAATTCAAAATCCAAATCAAATTGGAGATTGTATTCAAAATTACGAATCTTTTCCAGAGACAGCTTCGGTTTGGTGATCACTCCATCTTCGTGGAGATGATACTTGAACTTCAGGGACTTGTCCTTGTATTCCAGATGATTGTTATTCAGCTTGAGCTTGATATCATCGGAAGAAATCATATCCAAAGCTTTGGAAAGCTTCTTCAAGGATGGTAGATTGAGATTCTGATCCTCATAATCACCTGCAAGGTAAGCATGGGCATACATGGAATTATCCTCGCTGGAGGCAATCCCATGAATACCATCTTCCCTCAGTTCCAGAACACAGGTGTCATGGATTGTGCCGAGGCTTTGTAGCAAGAACTGGAACTCTTTCTTTTTCAGGCTTAATTGCATATTGCTTTTCTATCAGACTATTTTGCTTTGTCAACTTTAAAGAAATCTCTTTCAGTAAATTGATGATGATATCTGCCTTGGATGGTTCCAAATTCAGTTCCAATTGCCCGTCATCCACTTTTTGGGGCATGGGAGCATATTGGGGAACTTGTGGAATGGGTTGAGGGGGATAATATGGCAGTGGAATATTGGTTGCCGCAACATCACCATAATGATGTGTTGGAACGGATTGTTGGGGTGGTTGAATGCGCTCTCGCTTCTGTTGCTCTTGATATTCTGCGATACCTCTCTTGAGAGTGTTGGTATTGGTAGCCAACTGTGCAGGATTATTGATCATCAACGAATCAATGGCAGCACTCTCCCCAAGTAGAGCAGCCATCGTTTTATATTCTTCTGGTATGTTCGGATTCATATATTTAAAAAGGAAACCCTCCCCACCGACTTGATGGGGAGGGAATCGGGTTAATCGTCTAGTCCTGCAAGAAGTTCGTCAATATCGTCGTCCTCCTGCTTCTCAACTTTCTTTGGTTTTGCCGCTGGTTTCTTTTCCTCATGTTTCATGGGAATTTCATCCTTGTCCTCGTCTTCAACCGCTTCTTTCTTGGCTTGTTTCAGAGTCTTGCGCTCTTCCTTTTCTTCGCCAACGAAGAAGTGTTCGTTAAGGACTTCCTGAAGCTCATCATAGGTCTTCACGGAATACACAGCTTCCAGATCATGGATTTCCGAACAAATCTTTTCAATCTCTTCCTCATCCAGAACAGTCTTAGATTTGGTTGTGATAAAGGAAGATTCAAAGGTTGTGTAGTCCCCTTTCTTCTCTGCCACGATCTTGAAATCATGTCCCTTGGTAGGGTCGAAGATGTCCCAACCAAGTTCATCGGAACGCTCCCCTTCGGTTGCATCATCAATGATCTTCTTGAGTTGTGGTCCCATGCGAAGAATCTTCACCGTGCCATTGTTCTCTGGCTTTGCGGGATCGTTGATCACATAGACATTCACAAGCCATTGCTCCTTTTGGGAGATGTCCGCACTGTATTCCCTGTTCTCAGCCTTTGGATTTGCTTCTTTCCAGCTTTTGAAAAGTTTCCAACGAAGCTCCGCAATTGGATCACGATCTCCCATGGTTTGAAGTCCAAGGAAGCTTGTGTATTTACCACTCGCCTTGCTGGTGAATCCATGCACCCAATGATGAAACAGACTCTTCTCAGGGTCTTCCACGTTGGGAATCAACCTAAGCGTGTAGGTGTGTCCTGCTGGGAAGCTCATGATATTGGAGAATTGACCCCCCGATGAATCGTTGTTCTTGTTTAATGCCGCTTTGATCGAATCGAACATAGCTGCGCCGAATTTTGTTTTTTGTTTTGTTGCCATTGTTTTATTTTATTTGTTCTTTTATTTTTGTTATTGCTTTGTGAGAGAATTCCTTCATTTTCTTGCTCAGATGAAATTTGTTTTTCGTCTTTTGAAAAGTGATCCAAAAATCTGAGAATATGAAATCCAGAATCCGATTCTCCACCTCGATTTTTGAGACACCCAAAGAATGCAAAGCATACATATTAATGTGATGGTTCTTTAGATGGTCAATCATGTTTGGTAGTGACTCTTCTGTATATAAGGGATATTGTTCCAAAGTCAACCCTTTTTCTTTACAAAAGTTCTTAATAAATTTGAGACTATCAACCAATCTCTTGAGAGAACTTTCAGAATCAGGATCATCCATCTCAATCTTCTTCATATACTGTGAATATGCCTTTTTAGCTTTGGAAGTCAAGAAGAATTCCAGATCAAAATAATCATCATCCTCGAAAATCCTATAAGGAGCAGAGAAGTAATCATCAATTTTAATATTATTATAACTGTTGAAGAACCTTTCCAGAGAAGCAAGGTGATCCAATTTGGATTGATCCATATCGGAGAAGTCCTTACGAATCCGAAATGGTTTGTCGCGCATCTTACGAGAAATCGCCAGATGGGAGTTATATATTCTTTTTTGGAAATCAGTCATACCATTTATTGGTTTTAACGTCGAATGATTTCAACTTTCTCCGTATTCTCCAAGTCTTCATCGATTTGGATTCTTTTTTAGGTTTTGATAAAAATTCTTTCAAATCTTTCTGGAGAACGAACTTATCATAAAATTCATCCCACGTTTTCTTAGAAGCATTTTTCCTTGGTATTCTAGCGGTGGCGGAAATCATAACCTTCTCCCCAACACAGCCTTCTTCATGTGGTGTTCTCCAACCAAAACATTTACATGTTGGGCAATAATAATTGCGATGGGAATGTTGTGAACCGGAATCTCCTAAATTAAGTTTCATATCAATCCATAATTGCCACAAATGCTGCATGAATGGTTACAGCCCCATCGTCATCCCTACCTTGATAAGTCACTGCTCCAATATGTCGTAAAAAAACATCACGGGCTAAAAGTCTATTAATTTGATCCTCATAACTTTTCCCAAGTTGCCACGAATCAAAATGAGGTAGAGATTCAATGTAATCATACACTTCTCTCACTCCTCCACTAATTAAATCGTATTTTTGTATCATCGTCTGTTCTTCTCTTGATTCTCTCTGATCTTCCTAGCTCTTTCCAATGCCCTCTCAGCAGCCCGTTCGTATTGTTCAGCAGTGGGGAATCCCGCGATCATACCAATACCCACATCTTCATATTCTGTTAATTCGCGGATGATTTTTCCATCAGACCTAACCATTCTCAGATGTGGTCGTGGTAAATCGTGTTTTCTCCCATCCATATAACCGTCACAATACGATTTGATTTGATATTTGATGAAAGAGTTCCATTTGTTTAGACATGGACTTTGGATGCTATAGGTGTATTTCATTGTTCCAAGAGTTCTGGATTTTCAAATATATTACCACACACCACCCAATATGTCCAGTCGCATAAATTTACAAAATTATCATGCAGTGGAGATGGCGATCCATGTAAATTATTGACATTGTTATGGACGAAACAACATTCTTTATCATTCCAACCAACCACAATTTTACAAAAAGACCCATTACCCACCCTCTCAAGGATATCCCCATCATAAATCTCTTTGTTGTTTTTGTCTATCAATCCAGTGAATTGTTGAAGAACGTAATCATCGGAACAATCAACATCTCCACAATGTTTAAAATCTCCACGCAACTTGCCGTTCAATTGTAAATAGAATTTTTCAGCATATTCTCCATTCATTATCGGAGTCGAAGATGGGTAAAACATCTCTTTATATAGAATATTCCAAATCCTGAATTTTATATCTCTCATTTCTTTTTAACTTTTTTCTGCTCGGAACGAACATACTTGGTGACAAATTTACTCTTCGAAATTGTGCTGTCTTGATCCAAAAACACCTTAACAAGCTCCTGATCAGAGTCAAGGGACAATATCGTTTTCAGGATCGTTTTCAGCTTCTCCTCTTGGAGAGTTGTCACGAAAACGTTCTGGATGGATAATTTCTTACCTTTGATGTTATTTACGAAAGTGCAATAACAGAGAAATAAGTGGTTCTGTTCATTTTCTATTATATTTGAGGAGGGGTCGTATATCATAATTAAATTGCGTGGGGTTGTTCGATAGATGAATCAAATAGGCGTTTCATATATATACTATAATCTATTTTTCACCGAAGTCAAATTAAATTACGATATTTCATAAAATATTAAGAAAAAGACTAAATAATAACATAGAAGAGGAAATTACATACCAAGCTTTCAAATTCAGAATCTATCCGTTAGATTCTCAGAAGGAATTACTAGCAAAGCATTTTGGATGCTCTCGATTTATTTATAATTATTTTCTAAAAGAGAAACAAGATCATTATTTGAATAATGGCAAAACTTTAAATTATAATTATTGTTGTTCTGGTGTTAAAAAATTAAAAGACTCTGATGAATATTCATGGCTCAAAAAAGTCAATTCACAAACACTACAACAATCTTTAAAAAATCTTGAGACTGCGTATGGCAATTTTTTCCGTAAGAAATCTAAATTTCCAAAATTTAAAAAGAAATCAAACCAACAATCATTTGGGGTTTGCCAAGGAGTTAAAATAAAAAATAATAATAAATTACAAATTTATAAATTTAAAGAAGGAATACCGATTCATCTCCATCGTAAATTGGAAGGAAAAATCAAATCAGCAACAATTTCCAAAACGCCCACCGATAAATATTTTGCTTCCATCCTTTGTGAAGTCCCCAAGAAATCTAAACCAAAGACTGGTAAGACTTTGGGTATTGACTTGGGTATTACAGATTTCATAGTAACAAGCGATGGGGAGAAAGTAAAAAATCCCAAATTCAATCATTCTTTAAAACAAAAGCTTTCAAAAGCTCAAAAACATTTAAGTAGGAAAACGAAAGGTAGCAATAGATACAAAAGACAAAGAAAAAAAGTAGCGAGAATCCACGAGAAGATAACCAATTCTCGGAAGGATTTCCAACACAAATTAAGCACTCGTTTGATTAACGAGTATGATATGATTTCTTTAGAATCTCTGGCTGTTAAGAACATGATTAAGAATGTAAATCTTTCTTATAGTATTCAAGATAGCTCTTGGAGTTCTTTTATATCAATGTTGGAATATAAAGCCAAGTGGTATGGTAAGGAGATTAGGAAGATTGATAGATGGTATCCTAGTTCCAAGACCTGCCATAAGTGTGATTATATTATCGATAAGCTACCTTTGTCAGTGAGGCGTTGGATATGTCCCAAGTGTGGTGAGAACCATGACAGGGACATCAACGCCGCAAAAAACATTCATCGTCAGGGATTGGCGATTACAGATGTGGAGATGGAAGCTCTGGTTGCCAGCAATGGCGACGAAACTACTGTCTGTGAAGCGTCTAAAAAGAAGTCTTATAGACTAAGACTGAAGCCGCTGGGTCTTGCCCATCGGTAGTTCACCTTTGAGATGGTTCACGAAGGAACAATAACAAATGAATAAGTGATCGCTCTCGCTTTCTATAATTGCAGATGAAGGATTGCTCATAATTCTATTGTTTCTATGTGAATATTGTTTTCAAAAAGCGGTTGGAAATGACTCCAATTTTTATGAAATTGATTTAGACCAGAATTGTCAAATAAACCCACTTGATATCTAATACCTTTCAATGGGAATGTGTCCCTATTGATATTTTGGAACTCAATTGGAGGAGATTTACCATCAAAACGAATATCGATATTTTCATCATATTGTCTCCGCACCATCTCACATAATTGTCGGTTGGAAGAAAAATGGATAACATTTTTACCGTTGAAAGCTTCCCAAGCAGCCAGCGTCAACAAGAAAATGGATACACCTTTTCGTCTGGTAAAGGTGAGATAATTATACCCTTCAATATAACCACGAAACATCGTTTTTTGATCATAATTGATCGGATATCCATTAAAATTCTCAAAGAACTTATAGAATTCCCCCGTGGGATTAGGATTATTAGGCTTTGGTGTATAGAACTCCCCAAGATATACCGATCCTTCATACGGATTATCATTATTCCATGCCAGAAACAGCATATGAGATATCCTTCGCACGTTATCCCAATCCTTTGGTTGTTTTTCCGCTGGATAGAATTTCTCAGAGATTTTAGACACTTCGGAGACGAATCGCAATTCCTCCCCCATTACCTTATTGGGGTTGTGTTTCTCGTTGATGTGTTGTATTTCGTATAATTTCATTATTATTCAGGATTTCCAAAGTTAATTTCTCGTTTCTCCCCACAAGCATCAAACCAATGATGATTTTTGGGTTTCAGATATTTATAGAATGCTCCTTGAGGGCGCATCTTCCGCTTTCTAGCACAATACAGAAGACAACCATCGTCTCCCGCATCATTCAGAGATTGTTCCAACAGATTCCATTCATCAAGCTCCTCACAATCACCGCAAGCCCACCAGAAAAAGTCATTGCAATTGATGAAGCACTTCACTTCCCCATCTTTCAATGTGAGATAACGATAATCTTCCACTTTCTCCAGTAGAGTTCTCTGATTATCTTCCAGAGAGTAGAACCATTTTTCAAATGCTATGGTATTGTCTATGATTTTTGACAGACAAGCGTTCCACCCCTCTTGCCATTCGGTTCTTTCGGTAATAATCCCATCCTTTGTGGTTGATTTGGGATATCCGCCGATGCTATCCAGTGCTGTTTCGTAAAAGTTCATATTTCAGTTAAGGTTTCACTAAATTTCAAAAATTCCTTGGTGATTTTGCCTCCCGATGCCCATTCGCCCCCACCACCATCACAAAGAGTAGCAGCCATTTTAGCAATGTCAACCTCCGACCCCTTGTATCTCCTAAAAGAAATGAATTGTGTATCCGCATTCATCACGATAACCACATCTCCATGATAAGAATCCATAATAGCACCCGCTATTTCATTTACGGA